AGCTATCTCAGCAGCAGCAACAGATGCTACTACAAAGGCTAACGCAGCTCAAGCAGCAGCAATTTCTGCAGCAGCTTCAGCTTCAGCATCAGCAATTTCAACAGCAATTGCAACAGAGGTTACAGACCGAAATACAGCAATTTCTTCAGCAGTAAGCGTACTAACAACTGGTGCGCCAGAGCTTCTCGACACATTAAATGAATTAGCCGCAGCAATCAATGATGATGCAAACTATGCAACAACAATGACAACTGCTTTGTCAGCAAAAGCTCCACTTGCTTCACCAGCACTTACTGGTACACCTACAGCACCTACTGCAGCAGCAGATACTAATACAACTCAGATTGCAACCACAGCATTTGCAAAAGCAGAAGCAGATGCAGCTCAATCAGCAGCAGAAGCAACTGCAGCAGCAGATGCAACATCTAAGGTAGCAGCAGAAGCAGCACTTAGAGTATCAGGAGACGCAGCTTCAGTATCAACTGCAGCAGCAGACGCAACATCTAAGGCTAACGCAGCTCAAGCAGCAGCTATCTCAGCAGCAGCAACAGATGCTACTACAAAGGCTAACGCAGCTCAAGCAGCAGCTATCTCAGCAGCAGCAACAGATGCTACTACAAAGGCTAACGCAGCTCAAGCAGCAGCTATCTCAGCAGCAGCAACAGATGCTACTACAAAGGCTAACGCAGCTCAAGCAGCAGCAGAAGCAACTGCAGCAGCAGCTAACACAGCACAGCAAAATGGAACTACAGCATTTACAGCAATTAATTACAACTCTGTTGCTAAGCAAGTTGCAGCAACAACTGGAAATATTGCAGTAGCAGCAGAAACAACAGCTATTGCGTGGACCGCAACAGACTACAGAAGCGCTAAGCTTGTTGTTAAGGTAAAGAATGGTGTTCACACTCAGGTTTCTGATCTAGTAGTAACACTTGATACTGCAAATAACGTAGCAGTTTCTGAATATGGAATTACATATTCAAACGGAACAGAATTGGCTGCAGTAACAGCAGATTATTCTGGAACAGATGTAAGAGTTAGAGTAACACCAGCAAACGCTAACACTGAAGTTGTCGTTGTTGGAACACTAATTAAATAATTTAATAAAGGTTTTGGGGGATTCCTTAAAAATCCCCCACCAAAACACTTAGGGGATATGTGAACTTAAATGGCAACAACAGATAAAAACTTTAGAGTAAAAAATGGACTCAATGTAGCAGGTACTGCCACATTTGGGTCTAACGTCGTTTTAGGAACAACACCCCTTAGATTTGATACAGCAACAAACAAGCTACAAATACAGCTAAATGGAACATGGGTTCCAATAGCTTTTAATTCAGATATTCCAGATACAAGTACACAGGTTACTTTTATGGATATTGGTCTAGCCATTGACTATAACGGAGCACCAATATACACAGTACAGGGAAATGGAGTTAGCCCTGAAGGAACAAGCAAATTTGTAGATGGTGGATCGCCATCCTCTACAGATGCCGATGTTTCTATGGTTTTTGACTCTGGAGTCATATCTTAAAGCAATAAATGATACAATAAGCAGTATAAATAAAATATATAAGGGGTAACAAAATGGCAACAGTAAGATTACAGTTAAGAAGAGGCACAGAAGCTCAATGGGTCGCAGCAAATCCAACCCTAGCAGCTGGAGAAATTGGTATTGAAACAGATACTAATACATTTAAATTTGGAGATGGAAGCACCGCTTGGAATTCACTAAGTTATGCTCTCTCTCAAACAGTAGACGACTATATTCTTTTAAGTACAAAAGGTGTTGCAAACGGAGTCGCTTCACTAGACTCATCAGGATTTATCCCTTCAGCACAGCTACCTCCACTTGCTAAAGTAACAGTTTCTTCAGCAGCAAACCAAGCTGCACGTTTAGCTTTAACCGCAGAACCTGGCGATATTGCAATTCAATCAGATAATGGTACAACATATGTACTCGCTTCTTCCCCTGCAAGCACAAATGGTAACTGGCGAGAAATATCAGCGACAGCTGCTATATCAGCAGCAATTGCAACACACGAAGCAGACACAACAGCAGTACATGGCATTGCAGACACAAGCATACTTGCGACTACAACAGGAACACAAACTCTTACAAATAAGACTCTTACATCTCCAGCAATAAATACCCCAACTGGAATTACTAAATCAGATGTTGGCTTGTCTAATGTTGATAATACTTCAGATGAAAATAAGCCAGTCTCACTTGCAGCATTATCAGCAATTGCTTTAAAAGCCCCATTAAATTCACCAGCACTTACTGGAGACGCTACTGCAGTTAACCTAACACTTTCTGGAAACTTGACAGTAAATGGATCAACATCAACAATTAACTCAACCACACTTACAGTTCAAGATAAAGATATTGTTTTAGGACAAACAGCAACACCAACTGATGCCGCTGCAGATCAAGGCGGAATAATTCTAAAGGGAACAACTGATAAATCAATCAAGTATAGCCTTGCAAAATCAGCATGGGATATTTCAGAAAATATTAATATTCCTGGAGACAAGGCTGTTAAGATAAACAATATTGACGTTTTAACAGTAAGCACAGTTTTAGGAAAAACTCTTCCAGGAACAGTTGTTGGAACAACTGAAACTCAAACTCTAACTAATAAAACAATTAATGCTCCAACAATTGATGCCCCAACATTTACTGGAACATTTTCTCTTCCAATAACTACAAGCATTGGAAATGTTTCTGCAGATGAAATGCAGCTGATAAACGGAGTTACAGCAAACGTACAGACTCAGATTGATGCTAAGGCACCTTCTGCTTCACCAACATTTACTGGAACAGTATCTCTTCCTGCAACAACAAGCATAGGCTTGGTTTCATCAACTGAGCTAGAGCTTCTTAACGGAGTTACAGCAAACGTACAGACTCAGATTGATGCTAAGTTGGCTTCAGCAACAGCAGCAACTACATACGCCCCACTTGCAGCACCAACATTTACTGGAACAGTATCTCTTCCTGCAACAACAAGCATTGGAAATATCTCAGCAGAAGAGATAGAGCTTCTTAACGGAGCAAACTCAAACATTCAAACACAGATTGATGCTAAGTTGGCTTCAGCAACAGCAGCAACTACATACGCCCCACTTGCTTCACCAACATTTACAGGAACGGTATCTCTTCCTGCAACAACAAGCATTGGAAATATTTCATCAGTTGAGCTAGATCTTCTTAATGGAGCAAGCTCAAACATTCAAACACAGATTGATCTTAAAGCACCACTAGCTTCTCCAACATTTACTGGCACAGTAACACTTCCAGCAGGAACAGTTACATCTGGAATGATTGCTGATGGAGCGGTTGCAACAGCAGATGTTGCAGATTTAGCAATAACAACTGGAAAAATTGCAGATTCAGCAATAACAACTGGAAAAATTGCAAATGATGCAGTAACAACTGGAAAGATTGCACCAGACACAATTGTAAATGCTGATATAAATCCATCAGCAGCAATTGCTCAATCAAAAATTGATGGGCTTAGCACCTCATTTGGATTAAAAGCAAATCTTGCTTCTCCAACATTTACTGGCACAGTAGTTCTTCCAACAGTAACAGCAGGCGGAAGCATAGTTCCAGGTACAGATAACGTTTACGATCTAGGTTCTCCTACAAAGATGTGGAAAGATATTTACGTAGGTCCAGGATCACTTTATGTTAATGGTCAGAAAGTTATTCAGGATGAATCAGGAGCAATCGTTATTTCTGCTGATCCTGATGAAAACCTAGGATTAAGAACAAGCGGAAGCGGTAATATTGAGCTAGACCCAACAGGAACTGGTTCTGTTAATATTAAAGGCCCTCTAGTTGTAGAAGCAGGAGCTAATTTCTCAAGTGCTGACGGTAATGGAATTAGCTTTAGCAATGGTCTAAAGTCAGATACATTAGCAAGCAAGTCATTAAATACAGACCTATCTCTATCAGGAAATGGTACAGGAAAAGTTTATCTTAACGATAACGCAGAAGTAAATGGAAACCTAGTTGTTACTGGAAACTTTACAGTAAACGGAACAACCACAAGCGTTAATACAGAAACAATTTCTTTGGCTGACAACATCATTGATCTAAATAGCAATTTTACCACTGGAGCTCCAACAGAGAATTCAGGAATAAGAGTTATGCGTGGAGATTCAAATGCAGTTCAGATTCGATGGAACGAGTCTTCTGATAAATGGGAGTTTACAAACGATGGAACAACATATTCCGTATTAGCACCAACAGATTCACCAACATTTACAGGAACAGTTACCATACCAGCAGGCGCAAGCATTTCAGGATTCGCACCGCTTGCTTCACCTACATTTACTGGTACAGTAACAGTTGCAGCATCTGGAGTAGCATTTACAGATGGTACTCAAACAAAAGCTGGTGTCCCATCACTTACAACAATTGGAACAACAATATCTGCAGCATATAACCTTTCAACAGGTGGACTTACATTGAGAGATCAATTAATTCCAATATCAGGAACACATGTTGTAACTGTGCCAACAAATGCAACAACAGCATTCCCAGTTGGAACTTCAATTGATTTTTATCAATCAGCAGGAACTGCTGCAAGTTTTGCTGGAGCAGGTGGAGTTACAATCCAAGCTACACCAGGATTAAAATTAAGAACAACATATTCATCAGCAACATTGACTAAGGTTGCAACAGACACTTGGTTACTAGCTGGAGATCTAACAGCGTAATGAAAAAATTAAAGACAGGGGTTAAATAAATGGCAAACAAAAGAATAGGTAGAAAATCTTCGGCGCAAGACAATTTTTTGGAGCCAAGCAGACCAATAATTGATAGTGTTACAAACGTCGGAACAGATCGGCCTTACAACAACGGAGCCGTAATATTAACTTTCTCTTTGCCAGCAGCATCTCCACCAGCAACATCTTATACTATAACAGCTAGCACTGGACAAACAGCAACTGGATCATCATCTCCAATTACTGTAACTGGCTTTGCATCAACAGCAAATCCAACATTTACAATGACAGCATCAAATGCTGCTGGAACCTCTCTTGTTTCAATTGCTTCATCAGCAGTTACAGTAAGCACAGTTCCTCAAGCGCCACAATCACTTACTGCAACTGCTGGTGTTAATCAAAATACAATTAACTGGCAAATAGGAGCTTCTGGAGGATCTGCATTAACACGGCATAATGTTACTGGATCAGATGGATCTTCATCTGGAAATTTAGCGGCTAATGCAACTTCTGTAGTTATTGCTGATACAGCAAATACTTCTCAAACATATTCAGCTACAGCAACTAATGCTAATGGAACTTCTTTGGCTTCAAATAATAGTGCTAATATTACTACCATAGCACCGTTCTTCCCGTTCTTCCCGCCTTTCTTCCCACCATTCTTCCCGTTCTTCCCACCGTTCTTCCCATTCTTCCCACCATTCTTCCCACCGTTCTTCCCACCGTTCTTCCCACCGTTCTTCCCATTCTTCCCACCATTCTTCCCATTCTTCCCACCATTCTTCCCACCGTTCTTCCCACCGTTCTTCCCACCGTTCTTCCCATTCTTCCCACCATTCTTCCCACCGTTCTTCCCACCGTTCTTCCCACCGTTCTTCCCATTCTTCCCACCGTACTTCCCATTCTTCCCACCGTTCTTCCCACCAACATTCGGACCATACTTCCCAGGATTTAAGGCACCGTTCTTCCCAGGATTCGGACCGTTCTTCCCAGGATTCGGACCATACTTCCCATTCTTCCCATCATTTGGCGGCGGACCATACTTCCCATACTTTAGAGGATACTAAATAAAATATACTTTTCTTTTCTAGAATAGTATGATAAGATGTTATAGTAGAAATGAGATACTATGGAATGGTATGACCTACCACGAATTGAAAAAACAACTTCAAGAGTTGAACCAAAAAAAATTGACAATGGCATGATTGTTGAAAATCTTGAATATGGAATAAATCTTTATAGAAATGCAATTAGTAAAGAAGATTGCCAAAGATTAATCAACATGCTTGAAGAAGAAATATCTTTGGATAAACGTGGAATAAAGTGGCACGGAGCAACCGTTAATGCTAAAGCCGAGCCAACTAGTCATGCTAGAAATTGTTATGATTTAAAGTTTAAAAGAGATCAGCTTGGTAACTATCTTGCAGATAGTGATGTTTTAAGAGAATGCTATGATATTGTTGATGTTGGATTAAATAAATCACTAAGACATTATGAGTCCGTTTGGAATTTTAACATTAATTACAAAGAAGCATTTAACTTTGTTAAATATCTACCAGGAGAATTTTTTAAAATTCATGCTGATCATGGTCCATATTACACATGTACAGTTTCTGCAGTTGTTTATTTAAATGACGATTATGAGGGCGGGGAAATTGAATTTCCACGACACGACCTTGTCTTAAAACCAAAGGCAGGAGACATAATTCTTTTCCCTTCTAATTTTGTTTATGAGCATGCATCTTTAAATTTATTATCTGGCACAAAGTATGCTGTTGTTATTATGATGGACTACAATGATCTTTATCATGACAAAGAGAATGGCAAAACCTATTAAAATATTATTTCAATCGTTTAGGCCATGGCTAAACAAGTTTAGCCCATCAGTGCCAAAACCAACACAGCAAAGCATACCTGCATGGTATAAAGAGGCTGATAGATTTGCAAAGATGCCAAATGGTGAATACTATAAGGCCACAAAAGAGGTATGTCCTGTTTCAAAAGAAGGGGACCCAAAAGATTTTGGCAAGATTCCTACATGGAAAGCCTGCCCAGCAATATTAGATGCATTTATGACTGGATATGTTTTAAGCACTCCATGCGATTTAGTATTTTCAAAAAATAAAAATGGAAAGATTTCTGTAGAAGTAAAAGACAAAAAGCATATTAGTTTTGTAACAGAAAGAACTCCTATGGAACAATTCCCATCTCCTATAGGATATTACGAAGATCATTTTGCATGGTACCCAGAATGGGGAATTCAAGTTCCAGAAGGCTATAGTGCATTATTTATGACACCAATGAATAGATTTGATTTACCATTTTTAAATACAAGTGGTGTTGTTGACAACGATAAAGTTCACTTACTTGGAACATTTCCGTTTTTTATTGCAAAAGACTGGGAAGGCACTATTCCAAAAGGAACGCCATTCTTACAGATTCTTCCATTTAAAAGAGAAGATTGGGATCACGATGTTGAATATTTAAAAATAAAAGAAATGCAAGACAGATTAGTTGAAAATGCAAATTTTTATCGTCAGCCTGACGGTGGAGTATATAAATCAAAAGTTTGGACAAAGAGGGATTATAAATGACAACAGCAACTAAAAGCACAGCACCTACTTGGAGCAGCAAAGAAGAGCTAGCCCCTGGAATATTTGTATACAGAGATGTCTTAAAAAAAGACCTTGATATAATTAATAGGCTTGAGGGTGCAGTTGGACAAGTTGGAACTAAAGAAAAAAGATATACTTTCCAGCCAGCATACGTTGGCTATCAACAACTAATGCCAGACTATAGAGACTGTGTAGATATTAAGTTTAAAAAAAGTGATATTGCTTTAGACAAAAGCGAAGATGCAGAAAAGCTAAAAGCTCTGTGGCAAGATGTATATGATGTTCAATATCCAGCAGTTGTAGATTATTGCAAAGCACACAATATTATGGAGCTTAAGTACTGGGAAGCTTTTAACTTTATTAAATATGGAGAAAGCCAGCATTTTATGGAGCATCAAGATCATGGGTATTCTTACAATTGTGTTGTTTCTCTTGTAGGATATGTTAACGATGATTATGAAGATGGTGGGCTTTATTTTAGACTTCAGAATCTAGACATTAAACCAAAGGCTGGAGATCTATATGTTTTCCCATCTAATTTTATGTATGCCCATCAGGCAAAAGCGGTAACTAAGGGAACAAAATACTCTATAGTAACAATGCTTGACTACAGTAAAAAATTTCATACTCCAGACATGTATGATCCAAAATGGGACAATGAAGTAAATGAAAATAACAGTATATAAAAATAAACAGACTAGATCTAAAATTGAACAGACTAAAGTCAAAAGAGACTGGATGGATGATACTTTAGATGCTCATGCCTACAAATGTTTTCCAGTTTCTCTGGCAAATACAGTTGGCTGGTCAATTTCTTTTTTAGATGATATTGAGTTTATTTGGGATGGAATTTCAGATACAACCCCAGATCATGTAACCATATTATCAGGCCCAGTAGGTGTTCCCACAACAGTAAGAGGAAACGCTACTATAAGTTTTTATTCTGGATTCTATTTTGATACACCTGAAAACGTTTCAATGTTACAAATCGTTCCCCCTAACTTTTTTGTTGATGGAGCAACCCCATTTACAACAGTAATATCAACTTCAGTTTTAAAAGAAGCAATCCCTATTGCCTGGAGAATTACAAGGCCAAATACTATAATTAAAATTCCAGCTGGAATGCCAGTTGCTACTTTTATTCCAATATCATTAAAAGAGTATCAAAATGTCGAGCTTGAAATTAAAGACAAAGTGTTTGAAGGTATGGATTTAAAAGAACAAGAAAAAAGACAAAAAGTTTGGGACGAAATTACTAAAAAGGGCGGATTTACAAATTTTTATAGAGATGCAGTAGACTATTTAGGAAATAGCCTAGGCAGTCACGAGGTAAAGTCTTTAAAGCTAAAGATTACTGATCTTACCTCTAAAGACAAGAAATGATATAATAGAAAAATGAACTCAACAAATCAGGATGCTTCAGTAGTATACAAGACACCATCTCTCACGCCTTCTGGATTCTTTGGGTATGGCAAGGACATGATAGTTGAACTAGAAAACTTTATGACTCAAGAAGAGATAGATTTTCTTGAGGCAGCTGCTAGAAAAATAACTATTTGGGATGTAACTGAAAGCCATGTTAATGAAAATGGTACAACGGTATACGATGCTAATTACTGGAAAGATAGAGTTTGCACAAGCCCGTCTTTAGATAAGAATGATCCAAAGATTAGACCTATTCTTCAAGGCTTGTTTGAAAGACTAAAGCCAATTGTTGAAGATTTTTATAAGGTTAAAGTAACTCCAACTGGAACAACAATTGTTCGTTGGCTTCCTGGACAGTTCCAGAAACCACATGCAGATAAAGAGCTTCATGAACTTCCAGATATTGGATTGCCAAATGATTTTCCAAACTATGACCTCTCAAGTCTGTTTTATTTAAATGACGACTATGAGGGCGGAGAATTATATTTTCCTCTCCAAGATGTACAGTTTAAGCCTAAAAAAGGAGCAGCATATTTCTTTCCAGGAGATATGAATTATATTCATGGAGTAACTGAAATTAAAGGTGCCATAAGATACACCTGCCCATTTTTCTGGGAGATTCTAGAGCATACTGGAGAAAACCAGCCAGATCCAAATAAAAAATATTACAGAACACTACTAGATGGAGATATAAATAAATGAGTACTTCAGAAAGATTAACAGCAGATATTTTAGTATTTAAAAACTTTTTAACAAAAGAAGAATCTTCTGCAATAATAAAAGTTTTAGAGGCTCAAGTTGCAAATGAAAAATTGTCATGGACTCCAATCACTTTTTACGAATCATACTCTTCTGTCTTGCCACAAGACGGTGACGAGGAGCTAGAACAATTTGGTTTAGCTTCAGATTTTTTCTCTACACTTCAAAATAAGATTATTGATTCAGTTGCTGAAGTTCATGGAAACTCTTCTTCAGATATTCATAAGATTGGATTTCATGCTCAAAAATGGGAGCCTGGAGCTTACGCAAAAGAACACTCAGACAATACAGATTTACAGGGAAACACGGGGCCATTTGAAAGAAGTAGGTACGCAGCTTTCTTGTATTTAAATGATGAGTTTGAAGGCGGACAGCTAATATTTAATAAACAAAACCATACACTTATTCCAGAGACTGGGACTTTAGCGGCTTTTGCAGGAGGCTTTGATAATACTCATGAGGTTACAATGATAACTTCTGGTATAAGATACACACTAGGATCATTTTGGGATGATCGGGCCCCAGAGGATTATCCTCAAGAAACAATAGATGCCTGGGATGCAGAAATGAAAAAGATTAGAGAAGAGCAAGAAGTTATTAAATCGGAATGGCAGGATGCATTAAAAGAAGGTTATAAGATAGATCTAGACGGAAATAAATACAAAATAGAGGAGAACGACTAATGAAGCTAGAAGAAAAATTACATGAAAATGTTTACATGTACTCAGATGTAATTGAGAATCCACAAGCAATTATTGATTTAATAAATAAGCTAGATTCTGATGAAAGAGTTCACAAGGTTATTCCAAAATGGAAAAACTGGAATTCAAGCAGCAGAGACGGTAACATCTTTGGAAAGAAAAAGGACTTTAATCTTTCTGAGGTAGAAAATTTAGATGAAGATATAAGAAAAGATGTAGACTTTATCATATCAACAATTAGAAATGCTATTAAGAATATATCAGAATCTTTTATTGTTGATAGAGGTCTTAAGGGTGTTCCAAACGTATCACCATTTGTTGGTATTCAAAAATATATTGAGGGTTGTGCAATGGGAGCACACTTCGATAGACAAGCTGGAGACAACAGCTTAGAGTGGTCAATTATCATTTACTGGAACGATGACTACGAAGGCGGAGAGATTTCATTTGTTATTAGACCAGAAGATCTAAGATTAGAAGTAAATGGTCACCTTAGACCACCAGATGATGCACTAGATCCAAGAACCAAAGACATGGTTACATTTACTGCAAAGCCAAAAGCTGGTAGTGCATTAATTTTCCCATCTACAGATCCATACAAGCATCAGGTTCATATCATGAAACAAGGAGATAAGTTTATTACTCCTGGATTCATATTTGTTGATGGTTATGTTGTTGGAGGTCCAGGAGGACCATCAGAAGAATACATCAAAGCTTATCACGAACAAAACCAAGAATAATGTAGTTGATGTTAGACTATAAAATTGCAAAGTTATCTGATCAAGTTTATGAAATACAAAATTTTATAACAGAAGAAGAGCTTGATCAGGTAATGCAATTTATAAATCTTAGAAATGATTCTGAGTGGCATGAAGAAGATCTAACATATGAGTTTTGGGATTCTAGAGTTTTAAATAGAAAACTTGTAAATTCATGTAGCATTTTTTTAGATTTTTATAATAGAATATCTGCACTGTTTTCTGGCAATGTTGATGTTACTGGAATAAATTTACAAAGATATAAAATGGATGACTTCCTTGGACTTCACACCGATGATCATGAGGGTCATAGGGCTTCTAATCAAAAGGTATTTTATGGTGCTGTTCTTTATTATAATGATGACTACAGCGGCGGTGAATTAGATTATCCTGATTTAAATATAGTGCACAAACCAAAAAGTAGATCGCTGGTTATTCATGGCGGGAAAATTTTACATGGTACAAAGCCAGTAAAAAATGATGTAGTTAGATATATATCAACAGTATTTGTAAAACATCACGTTGATGATAAAGGTATATCATTAAACAAAGACTTATTTGGAGAATATCATGGAGTATAAGGGAAATAGTGGACAAGAAAAATTTGTGCTGGATTTACTTAAAAATAAAGAAAATGGTTACTACGTAGAGCTAGGCGCATTTGATTCTAAAAAAGGAAGCAACACCTATCATCTAGAAACAGATTATAAGTGGAACGGTGTTTCATTTGAAATAGACCCAGAAAGACACGCAGAGTTCGTTTCAAATAGAAAAAACCCATGCATTTTGGGAGACGCAACACATTTTAATTATCTTTCCTATTTTGAAGACAATAATTTTCCAAAACAAATAGACTACTTGCAGGTTGACATAGATGCTGGGTATACCCCAGAAGGAAACTCTGTGGGGAATCCCTACTTAACTTTACACGGACTACTTGCTATTCCTTTAAGCAAGTATAGGTTTTCTGTAATTACTTTTGAACATGACTCTCAAATTGAATATAACAATAAGGGAATGCGTGAGGCGCAAAGAGAAATTCTTTCTTCATTTGGTTATAAGCTAGTTGTTAGAGAGTGGCATGAAGATTGGTGGGTAGATCCATACGCTATACCGTATTTGGATTTTAGAGAAAAATTTAAGATGGCGTGGACATAAATGAGCGGACAGCTAAAGCAAGAGCATCACGATGTTGTTAGAGAGTACATTGAGACTGTAGCAAATAAAAAGTCCGATGCCTATATGCTTACAATTGCAAGAGATGGGGAAGAGCCAGCAAGATCAATTATATTCTTCCCAAATGCTATAGAGGCAGCACAAGCATACAATATGTACAACGACTGGGGATTTGCAAAACAATATCTTACAGTTAGGCTATATGAGCCTACAGGCAAAATAAATGAAAAGGTGTTTAAAAGAAATCAGGCGGGGGATCCAACATTCTTAAGAACAAACTATATAGATGTTACAGAAACCTTATTAGGCCTAAAGCCTTTAATTTCAATTCAAGCATATGAGAATACCTGTATGGAGATAATGACCTCATTTGCCAAAGATAACTGGAGATTTGACCCAGAGAGATTCTTATCAAATTTGGGAATTGACAAAAAGCTAGACTGTTGATTTTAGGACTTATTGTAGTATAATATTAAATATGACTCCTTATAAAAGAATCCCTAGAAGACATTTTACAGATGTTCAATTTAACCCATACTTTAAAAGCCATGCCTTTATTGACAGAACGGATAAAGCTTATGAAAAAAATAAGCAGGATGTTTCTAGCGTATTTAAAAAATTAAAAAAGATATTCTTTAGGAAATAATGTCATACTATCTTTCTACAATAAAAGACTCGCCTACTGGACTATGGAAGCTCGATGAAACTTCTGGCACCATTGCCTACGATATTTCTGGATGCGGAAACAACGGGTCCTATGTAGGCGGGATTGAAATATCTGGAATGCCAATAGTATCTGGTGGTAGACACTCAAATAAAATAGATAGCACTAAATCAATTCAGTTTGTTATCTCAAAAGATTTTTCTGGAACTACTGGTACTGGAGGGTTTGCAACTCCATCAACCTACGACAATGACTTTACTCTTGAAGCTTGGATTCACCCAAAAACATTAACATCTTTAACCCCACTATTTGCAGACATAGACGGTATAGGCCTGTATTGGCAAAATGGAAATGTAATATTTAAATTAGAATCAGAAAGACTTGATTACTCTGTGCCTAACTCAAATAGGGTGATTCATGTTGTTGGAGTGTACTCAGTAAACTCGATGAGTCTATATGTAGACGGCCATCTTGTTGCATCTAAAGCAATATCAATATCTTTTACCAATCCCAGCATAACTTTATCTTCAGGTCCCACAACAGCGGGAGAACATTTTTTAATTGACTGTCCAGCAGTTTATAGATACGCACTTACTGCAGATGCAGTGTTGTCACATTATAATAATTTATTTTTAAATACAGATGAGCAGATTTCAGTTCCAGATCTAGGAGAACTATTTAGAGGGGCAGAAAAATATCAAGACATTGAAACTAGATATGTTTATCCAGTTCAAGTATCTTGGGAATCACTTATCTATGACAACGCAGCATTAGGATATAATTCAAGAAACAATAGTGTTTATTTAAATTCAGGATTTACAACTGGAGAGTTTGTAGAAGATTTAGTTCTAAATATTACAAAACAATATGTATCTTCAAAGATAGATTGGGTTGCCTCTAAAGGAGTATCCGTGTATGTATCTGAGGTATCTAGCTCAGGTCCCTGGCAGATATGTTCAAACGGGTCTTCAATACCAGGATTCACTCAGGGGTCTGCATTTTCTTCAACTAAGGTTCTATACTTTAAAATAGTATTTGCTTCATCAAATTCAGATCTTTACATTCCAGAGCTGTATTCTTTAAAGATCTATTTCTACTCTGAAAAGAAAATGTTTGCCCATAATGGAGGAAGCAACCTATCAATATCTCAGCCAACATCTGGTGCTACTTGGGATTTTGATGTATCAAATAACAGCTATCCAATTAGAACTAGAAATTATGATAATGGAATAAGGCCAAAATCTTCAGCCTTCTTTATAGACTCAGTAAATGATGTGCGGAATATTGAAATGATATTTACTCCAAAAACTCTTTCTAGCGGAAACTTAATATTTAATAAGACTGGCGCAACAGAGACATCTTTTTCTTGGGCGGCAGGCGGAGCGATATCAAAATCTAATATTAGCAATATCTATATAAATGGTCAGGATGTATCCTCAGCAACAAACATATCCTCCTACTTATATCTAGATGAGCCAAACTATATATTGATAAAAACCTCTAGCATTATATCTGGCCCAATTTGGTTTAATGGTAAGCAGCTTTTGGGAGTAAGATCCAATGTCCTTGATGATAACCTTTATCAAAATATAGCTCTATACTCAAACCCTTTAATTAGCCATCAAGAGCATTATGACCTTTATATAGGCAAAACTTTATCTATTGGCCAAGGTTCGTCAATGGCAATGACAGAAGAGTCAGTCTCAACATACTCTAGAGACAGGGTTGTGTTCCAAATCCTGTAATTTTGTCAGGTTGTGTGACAAAAAGCTGGACTTATGTATATAAGAATGGTAAAATAATTAACTATGGACATTAAAAGAATCAATGCTCAAATGAAATCTGGCGAAACTAGGCTGGGAGTCTATGTCTGGGAAATGCCTGATGGAAGATGGATTGGCGACGAAGACAACAGCTTTCTTTCAATAGCATCAATGTTTGGTAATAAAGAAAGAATTGAATTGCTAGCAAAGGCAGTTGCTCACTATGGAATTGAAGAAGGCCAGCCTAAGTTTATTGAGGGCAGCCGACAAATTGATGACGAAGAATTTGAATATCAAAAACAAAGATTAAGATGGGGATTAACCCCAGATCCATTGGACATAGGAGTCCATAAGGAAGAAATGGCTAAACTTAGGGGTCCTCAAAAATGATTGAATACGATGAAGATGCAGTTACAGATAGCGTAGAGATATCTAATGTTGCTGACTGGATGAGATTTAATAATCCTACAACACAAAAAACTGATGACGCATTTGATATAGACTCAGAAGAACTATTAAAGCTTTCAGGCCTTGGACCATCATTTAGAAGAAAAATATCTAGAGATCTTCAAAAAGCTTTTGTTGGTAAGGATGGCTCAGTAAGCCAGCAACTTCAACATCAACAGGCAGTAAGCGGATACGCCACATTTGACTTAATTCAGCCAGAGTACAACCTTGATTATCTTTCAACAATTTATGAAATTTCTCCATACAACTATGCAGCAATAAATGCAAAGGTTGCTAATATTGTTGGCCTTGGTTTTGACTTTATTGAATCAAAAAAAACTACAGACACACTTGAAGATATTGAAGACGAGAAGCAGCTAGAAAGAGCTCGTAAAAAGTTAAATAGAATTAAGCAAGACCTTCACCAATGGCTTGAAGATTGCAATGAAGATGAAACATTTAAAGAGACCCTCGTTAAGTTCTACACTGACTACGAAGCCACTGGTAATGGCTATCTGGAGGTCGGTAGAACGACAACTGGCAAGATAGGGTACATAGGACATATACCGTCAAAGACAATGCGTGTAAGACGCTTCAGAGACGGATTCATACAGCTTCTTTATGGCAAGGCGGTATATTTTAGAAACTTTGGAGACACTAAAACAGTTAATCCAATAGCAGGTCAAGAAGATAGACCAAATGAAATTATTCATATAAAGAAGTACACTCCAAAGAATAACTATTATGGAATTCCAGATATTATTGCTGCACAAAATTCAATGGCTGGTAATGAATTTGCTGGTAAATATAATCTAGACTACTTTGAAAATAAAGCGGTACCAAGATATATTATTACAGTAAAAGGCGCAAAGCTTTCACCAGAATCAGAAAGAAAATTACTTGAGTTTTTCCAGGTAGGACTAAGAGGAAAGAACCACAGATCTCTATATATTCCACTTCCTCCAGATTCTCCAGACTCAAAAACTGAATTTAAAATGGAGCCAATTGAGGCAGGAGCACAGGAAGGCTCATTTGAAAAATACAGAAGCTCAAATAGAGATGAAATATTAATGGCCCACAGAGTTCCAATTAATAAAATTGGTACTCCAGCAGGTATTAATTTAGCTGCTGCTAGAGATGCAGATAAGACATTTAAAGAGCAGGTTTGTCGCCCAGCACAGGAAAACCTAGAAAAGAAATTGAATAAGATAATTCAAGAAATGACTGATGCCCTAGAACTTAAATTTAATGAATTAAGTTTGACGGATGCTGACACCCAATCAAAGATAGATGAAAGATATCTTAGATTCCAGGTAATAACTCCAAATGAAATTAGAGTAAGAATGGGAATGGTTCCACGAGATGGTGGAGATGTCCCAGTAGATCTTGCAGCCCAAGCCGCAGAAATTAAAGCCCAAGCAACCCAAAGCAGAGCCCGTGATCAAGAAAGATCCGCTAATTCGCCAGATAAATCTGGGGAGGGCAGAAATGCAAAGGGAGATGGAAGACAAGTTAACTAGTTCTACTCAACTACTTATTTGCCTTTTGATACAATAATCTCTATAATATATAACATATGATTATCGAAAAGTCACATTGGTCTTCAAATGGAAATGCTATTAATTTAGCTGTTCCGTTTACAAAGGTCAATAGAGAAAAAAGAACAGTCTCAGGTTTTGCAACATTAGACAACCTAGATCAGACTGGTGACGTCGTTACACAAGAAGCAAGCATGAAAGCATTTGAAGGTTTCAGAGGAAACCTAAGAGAAATGCATCAGCCACTTGCAGTCGGCAAGGTTGCTTCATTCAGACCAGAAACTTTTTACGACCCAATAACAAAAGAATTTTACAACGGAGTTTACGTTGATGCATACATTTCAAAAGGCGCTCAGGATACATGGGAGAAGGTTCTAGACGGAACACTAACAGGTTTCTCAATTGGCGGAAAGATTCTTGAATCAGATAACGAAGTAAACAAATCAACAGGAGCATCAGTAAGATTTATTAAAGATTATGCACTAGTTGAATTATCAATCGTTGATTCACCAGCAAACGAACTATGTAACATTTTTTCTATTGAAAAAGTAAACGGACAAATGGTTTTTAAAGGCATCGCAGCAGATGTTAAAATGGAAAATATTTTTTATTGTGCAGACAGCGACTCTGTATTTATGTCAACAGAGTCAGAATACTTGTCTCCAGTTACTGGAAAAAAGACAGAGCTCATTGGATGGGTAGAGTCAAACGACGTAAACAAAGGAAAAGAAATAGAAAAGATTCTTGATTCACGTAGATCAAGATTGCAAACATTGCCTGAAACACAAAATATAAATACGGCAATTGCAGAAGGAGGAAATGAAGTGGAAAAGCTTAATGTAACAGAAGCAACTCCAGTAGTAGAAGAAGCAGTTGTAGAAACACCTGCAGAAATTATTGAAGAAGTTGCCCCAGTAGAACAAGATTCTGCTGAAGTTGTAGCTGAAGTAACTTCTGCCGAAGTTCTGGAAAAATCAGCAGAACTAACAGCTCAGGAATCACCTGACTTTGTTAAAATGCTAGGCGACCTTAAGGGTTTCTTCTCAGAGACTTTGGAAAAGGCCTCTGAGGCAAACGCTGCTCAGGTTTCAACAATCAAGGAGACAGTCGAAGCTTTTAGCAAGAATGTCGATTTGAGAATTTCAGAATTAGCAGAAAAGCACACAGAACTCTCAACAGCAGTTGATTCAATTAAGTCTATCATGGACACAGTTGAAAAAAGAGTAGACGCAGTAGAATCAGACACTGCAATCAAGAAGTCCTCTGACCTTGGCGGGTCAACAGGAGTAACAATCAAAAAATCAAAATGGAACGGCACTTTCCTCGGTTCCGTTAGCGAATTAACAAAATAAAGGGTAAGGTGAAAAACTAATGAGTAATGAACTATTAGCAAAAGCAGCTGAAGCAGGCACAACACTAACAGGTGGAATGACTGGCGCAGCAAACCCTACCGACGGAATTCACGTAGGTTCCGAGGGTAAGGGAGGCTTGCTCAATCCTGAGCAATCCGCAAGATTCCTTGATTACATGTTCGATGCAACAGTAATCGGTAAAGTAGCACGTACAGTTCGAATGAGAGCTGACACTACAGAGATTGATCGTATCGGCGTCGGAGAAAAGCTTATGAAGCTTGCATCTGAAGCAGAGAACACTGGCTCAAATGCAGCCGTACAGTTCTCAAAGATTTCTCTCACAACAAAGAAACTTCGCCTAGATTGGGAGCTTTCAACTGAGTCTCTAGAAGACAACATTGAAGGTGCAGATCTAGAAGATCACATTGCAAGACTTATGGCAACACAGGCTGGTAACGACCTAGAGGACGTAGTCCTTAACGGTAACACAGCACTATCTGGAGATAACCTTTATAAGGCATTCGACGGTATTGTCAAGATTGCAAAGACAAATGGTCGTGTAGTAGCTGGAGCGGGTGCAGGAGTATCTCGTGACATCTTCAACAAGGCTCTAAAGGCAATGCCACGTAAGTACAAGCAGCGTCGTCCAGACCTACGCTTCCTTGCAGGCTCAAACCTTATACAAGATTACTTGTATTCAACTTCACAGAACATCCAGAACATTAACCCACAAGATATTGCTTCAAGCATTATCCGTGGAGACCAGGGTGGTCTAGGTGGTCCAGCAGGATATGTTGCACCATTCGCATTTGGTATTCCAATTGTTGAAGTTCCACTACTTAAGGAAACTCAGGTAGGATCATATGCAACACCAACAGGAGAGCACGGAGACGTCCACTTGACATTCCCAAATAACGTTGTTATTGGTATCAAGCGCGATGTAACTGTTTACCGCTTCTTCTGGCCAAAGAAGGACTCAATCGAATATACAATGTATACTCGCGTGGGTACCCAAATTGAGCAGGCAGACGCATGGGTAGTCGTTAAAGACGTTAAGGTTGCTTCTTAATTAAATAAGAAATAACTACCGAAAGGCCCCTAATTAATTTTAGGGGCTTTTCATTTTAATTTTATAGTGCTATAATTTGTATACATACCAAAGGAGTATATATATGTCATTTGACACACTAAAGGTCAAAGAACTAAAAACATTAGCAGCGGACTTCGCAGTTGACGTGGATGGCCTAAAAAATAAAGCAGATGTTATTGCAGCCCTAACAGAAGAAGGAGTAACCTGGTCAGTCTACCAAGGTACACTTAAAAACATAGAGAACGCAAAAGAAGACGCAGATGAAATTCTTCCTAGACTAGATCCAAATCAGAAGCTTGATGAAGATATGGTTCTTGTAAAGATGGATAGACCAAACTACAGATACGACGCACTTGGATTTACTTTTACAATAGAGCATCCATTTGTAGCAATGAAGCCAGAATTGGCTCAAGAAATTTTTGATAAGGAGGAAGGGTTTAGATTGGCTACACCTAGAGAAGTACAGGAGTACTACAACTAAGCCTAACACATGGCAGAGATATACCAAAACACAAGCTCAGCAGCAACAACAAAGCTTTACGTAAAAGGTGAGGCTATCACGCCTAGCTCCTCAGTAGTTGTAAAATTTTACGACATAACTGGCGATCCACTTATCTCTCCACAGATTAGCCCTTCATCAATCGTTGCTACCGTCACAGCAGAAGCAAATGAAGTCGACTTGGGTTCATTTAATGTTTACCTTCCAGCACAGCACACAGCAAGAACTAGAAAGTTTAAGCTAGTCTGGGACTGGCAGTATGACTCTGTATCGTATTCCAACACAACCTACCTTGATGTTGTTGCACCTTATGTTGATATACAAGAAGCAGCACAAGAGATGGGGCTTGGATCAGATGCAAACGATCCAAATCATAAAACTTACCAAGAGCTAAAGTTGGCGGAAAGATATGCTAGAAATATAATTGAAGGACATACTGGACAAAAGTTTTACCTGCACGATGATCATTATTATTCAATAGGAAATGACTCAGACACTCTGCCATTAACAAAGAAAGTTAATCGTCTACACACTCTATATGCTAATGATCAGCTATTAGTGGACAAAATAAACAATGTAAATAACCTAGGATTAGTTGTTGAAAATACTGTTAGCGGATTTGGAATAAAAGTAAATCAGGCTTCGTATCTTGATAATGATGTATATATTGCAAATGGAATGGTGCCTCCTTCAATTAATGATGCATCACCAAATATATTTAGAAGATCAAAGCACTACACAGTATATGCACGATTTGGCTGGGATCATGTTCCAAATGAAGTACGTGACGCAACTGTAGAGCTAATGAAGATGTACTTTGCCAAAGACCGTGTATGGCGAGACAGATATGTTAAAAAGATATCTACAACAGACTGGGACTTTGAGTATTCTTCTGAAGCTTTCAGCGGAACAGGATCTTCTTACGCAGATAAACTTCTAGCAGACTATGTCATAACACAAATGGTACTGGTGTAATGTTTGACGTGGTTGATGGTTTAATGACCATGAAAATGGATGTCTACCGTCAATCAGAACGGCAGGATCCAAATACTGGTGCCATGGTTAGAGAATTCTCTTATATAAAAACAATAGATTGTTATGCCAGAGGAGTTATTACAGAAAGCCGAAATAGGTCTAATGATAACCAAAAGTTTTCAAACAAGTATTCAAATAACCAATATATAGAAGTAAGAACATCTGATAGACTAACTGCCAGAGATAAAATTAAAAACATTATTGATGCCAATGGCAACGCAATCTGGTATGAATTAAATTACCCAAGTGATACAGATACTGTATTTGATGTGATAGGAACAACTCCAATAGCAGATCCATTTGGAAATGTAGTTGGATATAACTCATCACTACAAAGAGCGGAGAATCAGCAAATTGGCGTCTGAAATTTTAGCAATTAAAGCAGCAAGCGGATTAGTTAACTTAATGTCTAATAAGCCAATGAGCGGTGCAATAAAAGACAGTACTGTTGCTCAAATATCTGCAGCTTTATTTTATAAGACAAATGTCATGGCTAAGCTTGCATCTAACTCTCAATTTCAATCAGCATTTAGAAGCGTAATCTTTGATCAACTTCAGGTTGATTTTGGAGACTATGTTGATGCAAAAGCAAGAACCTCTCCAAAGTCTTTTCATCATGTTTATGAATGGGGCAGAGCTGGTCAGGATGAGGCTAGATTATTTAAATTAAAAAAGCTTCCAGCAGATGGGCTATCCCTAAAAGTTAATTATGAATTAATAGATTCTAAATCTTTCGTACCATCTGAAAACTCTAACAATAAACATGTCTTTGTTAAAAAAGCTGAGATAATGGAGCAGGGCAAAACAGTAGTTATTGCTCCAAGATTTTCAGAAAGATTGGTATTTGAAGTTGATGGATATACTGTGTTTATGCCAAAGGGAGAATCTGTTACCGTTAGAAAGCCAGGCGGAGCGGCAACCAAGAACTCTTTCTTTTCTGCATACAGATACTTCTTTACTGGACAGCTAGTCAACATGTCTATTAAAAAATCGGGATTCCAAAAGCTTTTTAACTCCTCATTATCTAGAGCATTAGGTGTTCCAGCACAAGTTAAATCAGTTAAATATAGCTTCTCGCCAAATCAATTGGCAAATGAAGCTGAGGCTGCAACATCAGCAGCGTTTGCGAGGTTAGCACATGGCTAATTATAAATTAGATGCGATGTTTGAAATAAGAAAGTTTCTATGGAGCAGACTTACAGCACTTGATATATTTAATCAAGAAGACTATTATTCAGACAATCTGAATGAGACCCTTGTCCCAATTGTCCCAGTTCAGCAACAGCCAGAAATGAATCAATTCTTGAGCGGTAAGAAGCACATAGTCTACGATAAGATAGGTATGTCTTATGAGAACAACTGGATGATATGCTGCGAACAAATCCTATTAACCCTATATTCACCAGATCTCCTTGATATTGTTGAAATAAGAAACTTCCTAACTGATGAGTTTAGAAGAATGGATGAGTCTGCCAAGGATGTAAATAAATGGGCGGGGCTATCAGATAAATTCAAGTTCCATAGCATCCATATAGCAGACATATCATCTACAGCTCCATCAGAAGAGATACAAGGCTTCTATGCAGCAGATGTAATATTAGAGGTAAAGTATTCAAGAATAACCAATGGCCAAGGAAGATTTGCCTGATTTGCCTTTTATACCTTAGTAGAGTAAAATTAGAACAGAGGAAAGGGCCTAGCCAGCCAAATATATATATATCAATTTCATGAAATCAGGAGGCAATACAATTATGGCATATCAAAATACAGGTGACGCTAAGAATATTCTTGTTGGCGCATCACCACTATTTTTGTCAGTAGAAGATTCAACAGTTTCTGGTTATGATTCAAGCATGGACGCAGGCGCAGCAAATGCTTTCGTTGCATCAAAGAATCGTTTTGTACCAGCATTCTCATCAGGAGAGTCTTATACTACAACACTAAACAAAGTTTTAACAACAACAGGTGCTACTCAAACAGCATCACCTACAGAGGCATCACCAGCAATTGGTGGAGCTTACCGTAACGTTGGTTTTACAAATAACGGTCTTCAGATCAGCTACCAACCAACATACGATTCAGTAACTGTTGACCAGTTGCTAGATACAGCTAAACTGTTCAAGTCTGCTATGCAGGTTCAAATTTCAACAGAAATGGCAGAAGGTACTCTAGAGAACGTTCTTGCAGTATTTGGTCAAAAAGCCGATACACTTACATCAACAGGAACTGGCGCAACCGCAGTTGACACACTAGGTTTGGAAGCAGGTGCACTTGGTGCAGCTCCAACAGAGCGTCAGCTAATTGCAGTTGGACAGGCTCCAACATCAGAGGCATCAGCAACTGAGCGTGTATATTATGCACGTCGTGTTTTGTCTGTTGAGCAGTCACAGTTCTCTTTGGCTCGTACAGCAGCAACAACATTCCCAGTAACATTCCGTCTTCTACCATCAGGTGACGCAGCTCACGTTGGTTCAGAATATGGAAAGATTATTGACCGTGTTCTAGCAGTTTAATTATATAAATAATTAAAACAAAAGCCTCCATTTCTGGAGGCTTTTGTGTTGTACCCTTATAACGGTTATGCTATAATAATTTAGACGATCCTTAAGGAGGATAAATTGGCAAGTACAGTATATGATGTAGAAGAGATTGAACTACAAAGCGGAGCTAAAGTAAAGCTCAAGCCATTATCAATCAAGCAGCTACGAAAGTTTATGGAAGTAATTAAAAAAGTACAAGACGCAGAAGACGAGACTGCAACACTTGGCATTTTGGTTGAAGCGTGTGGAGTAGCATTAGAAACTCAACTGCCAGATCTAGTTGCCGATCTTGACAAGCTCGAAGATGCATTGGATGTTCCAACAATTAACAGAATCCTTGAAGTTTGCGGAGGAATTAAGATGGACGACCCAAACCTAATAGCGGCAGCGGTACTGGCTGGTCAGAACTAGATTTAGCCGCTTTAGAAGGCCAAGTTTTTCTTTTAGGACATTGGAAGAATTACGAGGAGTTAGAAGAAAATTTATCAATGCCAGAATTGATTCAGACCATCACTGCAATCAATAAAAAAGAACATAACCAGAGAAAGTTTGCAGCATCACTAAAAGGAATCCAATTAGATGATGAGGCAGAAGAAGAAAAACAAAAAGGTTCTACCTTTGAAGATATCCAAAGAAGAGCTCTTGGAATTACAGCATCAGCAGATGATGTTGTTGGATTACAAGGACCTCTTGCAGCGCAAGCTGGATTTGGAATTGGCGCAGGGTTAGGATACTCTAGGAGTAATTAGTGGCTGACGAACAAATTGTAACCAGTATAGTCGCCAAAGCCGACTTGTCTAGCCTTGTGTCTGAAGTACACAGGGCTAGTGCTAGTCTTCAGCAACTGCAAAGAGAGTTACTTGCTTCAAACAAAGCAATTTCTTCTTCAACAAAATTAGCAAATAATTTATTTAGAGATACATTAACTAGCAGCGGACAGTTCTCTAGCCACTTCGTAAACCTTAATTCAGATGTAGACAAGTTTGGTAAAAACTTAGACGCTGGTAGATTAAAGCTTAAGAACTACTTCTCAACATTTAGAGAACACGCTACTACCCAAAAGGGTATGATCAGAGAGCTTGCCAAAGAACAGGTAATGCTTCAAAATTCAGTACTGCAACCGCTAGGCAGAAATGCTCAGGGCTTAATGCAGTACAACGTTATGATTCCTAGAGGTCTGGATGCAATAGCAAATAAAGGAAAGTTAGCTCGAATGGAAATGCAGATTATGAATCGTGCATTGTCCGAAGGAGCAGGCTCTTTAATTAACTTTGGTAAGAATACTCAGTGGGCAGGTAGACAGCTTACAGTAGGTCTTACAGTTCCTATTACGATGTTTGGAGCGGCAGCAAGCAAAGCATTTAGAGAAGCAGATACAGAGCTAGTAAGATTAACAAAGGTTTATGGTGGATTAGCTGCCACATCTGCTGCAGACTTAAAAGCAATTAGAGAAGAAGTTATTCAGACTGCAAAAACATTATCCAAAACAATGGGTGCATCTTTTAAAGATACAATTGCACTTGGTGCAGATATTGCGGCTACAGGACAAACTGGCAATGAGTTGCTAGGCTCAATTGCAGAAACAACAAGACTAGCAATCCTTGGTGAAGTTGACAGACAAGATGCAATGAAAGCAACACTATCAATTCAAACAGCTTTTAAACAAAATACTGAAGAGCTAACGGAGTCTATTAACTTTCTTAACGCAGTTGAAAACCAGACATCAACAACTCTTAACGACCTTGTGGAAGCAATTCCAAAAGCTGGACCAGTAGTTCAACAGCTTGGTGGTAGCGTTCAAGATTTAGCTCTTTATTTAACTGCAATGAGAGAGGGTGGAATCAGCGCATCAGAAGGCGCCAACGCCTTAAAGTCTGGTCTTGCATCTCTTATTAACCCAACAAAACAAACTGTAGGAATGATGTCAGATTTTGGTATCGATGTAATGGGTATGGTAGCAAAAAATACTGGAGATACAACTGGTCTACTTATGGATTTGCAAAAAGCATTAGATGCACTTGATCCATTGAGCAAAGCAAGAGCGATGGAGCAGATGTTTGGAAAGTTCCAGTTTGCAAGAATGAGCGCATTGCTTAATAACTTAGGAAAAGAAGGAAGCCAGACGCTTCAAGTTTTAAATTTAATGAAAGCAACAACTGGAGAATTAGCAGATGTAGCTAGCCGAGAATTAAAAATGGTTACAGAATCTGCCTCTGGTAAATACAAAAGAGCAATTGAAGGACTTAAAGCAGAGCTAGCAGATGTTGGCGAGGAGTTCCTTGGAGTTGCTACTAAGCTTATTGAAGCAGGATCAAAAATATTAGATTTCTTTACAAGGCTTCCAGCACCAATTAAAAAAGCACTTACATTTTTAGCTGGATTTACTGCAATCGTTGGACCGCTTATTATGTTAACTGGTTTGCTTGCAAACTTCTTTGGCTATATTACTAAGGGTGTTGTTCAGCTAAGAGCATTCTTTATGAAAGCAAATGGCTGGAAGATGCTCACGCCAGAAATTATTGCCGCTCAAAAAGCTGCTGAAATGGTTGAAAATGCATTTTATTCAGATGCTGCAGCAGCTCAAGTTCTTCACAATGCATTACAAAAACTTGTTTTAGATTATCAAAGCCTTCAGACAGCATCTATGAAGAGTGCAGTTCCAGTTAATGGAGGAATTAGCACTGTTGATGGCCGCACAGTTATGGCTGCTGGAAGAAGAGTCGTAGATCCGAACGATCCATATGTTGGAGATGCTAACACTAGAGCAATGTCTCACATTAGACCAAGAGATCCAAATAATCCTGCAACAATATTTGGTGGGGTACCAGGAGCTATCCCAGTTAACAGAGGAATATCAAGAACTCCTCAGATGTATATGCATGATAGGCTTCCAAATGTTGAAGGACTAACAAGCGTAAAGAATATATCTACAGGAATTGTTTCAGGGGAAGCAGCAAAATTCCACGCATTAATGGCCACGCTTGGTATGCAAACAGAACAAGAAGTTGCAATGCTTAAGAAAACAATTGCAATGGGCGGAACAGTAAGCAGAGAATTACTAGACACCTTCGATGACATACTTCCTATAACACAAAGGTTTGCAAATAGCGCAGCTGAGCAATCTGCATTAATAGTACAGCAAATGAGAAGCGCAGAGATAACTGTTGAGCAAGCAAAGGCAAGAATACTTGCACTTAATGCACAGATAGAAGCAGACATGGGGTCCGCTGTCAGCATGTACGCAGCTAGTAAAGGAAGATCTATAGATTTAACAAAAGCTCCTATGATGAACCAACCAGTTGTAGATGCCAACGGACAATTTACTTTAAGAGATCTTTACAAAAAGAAAGCAAACGCTGCTGTAATGGAAGAGTTTGGAAGAGTTCGTGGAGTAAGAACATTCGGAGCACCTTACAGTATACAGGCAACAAGAATTCCTAAGTTTGCAGATGGTGGAGGAATTGAAGAGTTCGGGCCAAGTAGAACAACAGTTTCTGGTCCGTCTTCAATTAACTACGACGATAGGCTTGGAAGTGTACCTGTTGGGGGATATGTATTAAACCAGGGTGCATCTTTAGATCCAGAAAACGCACCACTTGTTGCTATGGCTTCTGCTACATATGAAAACGGCGGAAAGATTACAGCAGCATTAACTCCACAGGAAACAGTGTTTGGTCCAAAAATTCAAAGAATGCCCGAGCTTTATGCAGCAGTCGATGCGGCTAATAATGGATACAGTTTTGGTGGTCAGATAATGAGAGGTACATATGGGTATGGAAGAGAAAGCAATCTATCCATATGGGCAAGATTAGTTAATTCTAAAGATTATCCAAAGGTAATTAGAGCAGCAACAGTCGCTTCTGATGCTGCCATATTATCACAGCTTACTGGAATGGATATTAAAGATGCCACAAAGAGAGTTTCTGCAGATTATGATTCAGCAACAGAGCATGCTAAAAAAGCAGCAAATAAAAATGGGACAAGAAAAACAGAAGAGTTTGTAAAGGCAAGAACAGCTCAACTTATTAGATTAAGCAAAGAGTTCCCAGGTGCAAACTTAATTCTAGATGAATATTCAAGTAAAAATAAATACGATCAAAGTGCAAAAGCAGCTCGTATGAAAGCTATAGCTCCTCAGACATATACAGGAGCAATGAAATCTGTAATTGACGATTTAATAAAAGAGGGAGTTTTAACTACAGCTCAAGCAAAAAAAGTTTTTGGAATTTTAGGCGGAGTATCAGATGGACCCGATCCAGTTTCTAAATCTCACACTATGACTGCAAAAAGATCTGCTTCAATATTTAAGCCAGGAGAGTTGCAAGCCCTGCTTGTTGAAGAAGGAATGTCAAGAGCAGAAGCAGCCAAATTTGCTGATGTTACTGGAGTCAGATCAAATAATTTTGTTGGTCAATCTACTGGGCTTGCGAAATCATTTAACGAGATGGGCAACTGGTTACAGCAAAGTACAGATGGTGTTTTTCTAGATGAAGTTTCACCATTTCAGGATGAAGCAAAGAGCAACTTTATAGCAGGAATTAAAAAACTTAAAGCTAAGTTGGGAATTACGGGCCCCACAACAATGAAGGAAATTATTAGACAACTTACCTTGACGAGAATGAAATCTGCATCGGGCTTTAACTCTAAAATGATCACAACACTTGGCGGAAGATTATTCGCAATGGGAAATTCTTATGCAAGACCAAAACTAGGTGCACTTGCTGGATCATTTAATATGGGTGGAATGATTCCAGGAGGATCTATATCTAAAGGCAGATCAAATTATGGAAACGTTTCTCCTTTATTAAAACTATTACCTGCAGAAAAACAACTAAAGATTTTAGCAAAAGCAAGAGAATTAAGCTCAAGAAGCTCGCTAGGAAAGTTTGCTGATACACCAGTAACTGAATATGGACATCAAATTTCTGCAAGTACAGGAATGAGTTATCCTGTACCTGGTGTATCTGGATTATATAAGGTTGGTAAGAAAAAGGTTTTTGTTAAAGGAGTTCCTAATGAATTAACTGCAGTTCATGAGCCAATTGGCACACAAATTTCAAGAGACCTTTTTGGAATATCATCTCCAGTTCAAACAGCTAGAACAGTTGTCAACCCATTAGACCCATCAAAGAAAAGCAAGCTGCTTGCACTAGAATCAGATTATGACCCACGCTTTGCAAACACTAATGTGCCATGGGAAGAAGACACAATAATTAGACAGCTTGCTAACTCTCTTCTTATGAATAATAAAGATCTATCTAGATCAAACGTATATGGAAACTTTAATCCAGATGTTGGAAATGCTGGAGTGTTTAAAGCAGCATCTGGCAACACATCACTTGCAAAAGCTGATGAAATGAACTCTATGGAAAAACAAGCAATGATCAATCTTCTTGCTGTTAAAGGTGGAGCAAGAAAAGATTTTGCACGTGATACTGCCCCAATAATTGCTAAAATGAGCCCTAAAAAATATGGTCGAAAGATGAAAAAGGTTCTAGAAGATGCTCGTCCAAAATTGGTAAAAATAATAAATGATCTACCTGTAGATCTTAGACCACCTTATCAAGCAATGCTCAAAAGGTTGGATGATGGAATAGAGGTTGATTGGAGTAAATATCATTCCGTACACTCTAACCCAACATACCTTAATGATGGAGGACCAGTTGGTGGTGGGCCAGTTAAAAAAGGCAGAAGCGCTTATGGAGCAAAGAAAGGTGCACAGAGACCAGGAAACCCAGCAGCTAGAGCTGCGTGGGAAGCTAAACGACGTGAGCAGGCAGAAAGAGATGCTGCAGCAGAAAGATCTAGAGCTTCATCTAGACAAATTACTGGCCAGCAAGCATTAACAAGCGGACTAGGAAGACAGGCGGTAAGAACTGGAACAACAAGCTTCTATAATCCTGGACAAGTAATGGTTAACAACATGATGGACCCATTTAAAAATTCGGCAGCAATGAAAGCTCAATATCTATCAGCAGCATTCTCGTCTGTATCATCTTCTGTAATAAAAGGATCTATAAGATTAAATCTTGAACTGCTTGCAGCAGCTAATAAAGTTGGAAATGGTTATAAGAAATCTTCTGAAATGATTGTAAATTTTGGAAAAAGTGCTCAAAGCTCAATTACAAAATTTGCCAATAGAGCACAGAATGCAATTATTAGAGAGCAAAACGCATTTGCCGCAAGGAATTATCCTGTAGGACAAGCACCAGCACAAGGACTATTTGGGCCAGGAATGATTGGTCAGTATAGAGATGCAGGAGATGGAGTTCAGACTAGAAAAGTAGGAACTCTGGGAATGAGAAAAACCGAATACCTTGTAAACGGAAACTCTATGACTGCGGCACAAGCAAAAAAAGAAGGCATAAGAGTTCCACAAAGAGCTGGCGGCATGGGCATGGGTGCTCAAATGGGAATTGGTATGGCTGGGTCAATGGGCGGAATGGCTTTAATGAACCAGGAAAAAGTTGGCAGCATGTCTGGAATGCAAGCAGGTATGGGGTTGATGATAGGATCTTCTCTTCTTTCAATGCCAATTCCTTATGCTAGAATGTTTGGTTCAATAAAAACTGGAGCAGCCTCAGCTAAAGCTGGAATTACAGGAGTCACTGGAGCAACAGCAAAGCTAGCCGCAATGGGCGCACAAGTGTTAAGATTTGCAAAAGCATTTGGGCTTGTTGGTGCAGCGATCACAGCCGCTGGATTAGCATTTAAAGTATATAAAGACTATCAAGATGCAAAGCAAGACGCTTCAATGGGTCTTTCTATGACAGCAAAAGCTGCAGAGCAAGCTGGTATAAAATACTTTAATCTTAAAGAAACAATGCAGGGCTACTTAGATAAGCAAAAGCTAGTGAGCGCAGCAGCTAAAGGATCTGCAAACAATTCAATTGGTATTCCTGGTATACCTCAATCTATAGAAGACATGAAGAAAGCTAAAGAAGAAGGTAAGGGACTCAAGGATTTAATTGAGTCTATAAATAGATCGGGCAGTACTGAAGAAACGCAAAGATTGCTTAATAATCAAAAGGCACAAATGGTTGCTGGAGGAATGAGCATTGAAGAAGCAAACAAAAAAATATATGGAGCTTTAGCAAATAGTAAAAAAGCTTCACAGGCTTACAAAGTTTTAGCCGATGTACAGTTTGGATCAATTGTAGACAAGTCATCTGCTGCAGAGTTTGCAGTTGGAAACTTAGTCAATACTTTAAACAGTGGCGCAGGAACTGCAGACTGGGGCAAAGAAGTTGGAAATGGATTTGAAGGATTAATAAATGTTTTCTCAAACGCAACGTCGGCTTTGGTGGGAACTAAAGATGAGTTGGGTAATGTAATTGATGAGTATGAAGCTTATCAATTAGTTATGTCAAAATCAGAAGCAAATAATCCAAAGATGAATGAAGAAATTGGAAGAAATGCATATGAAAATCTTCAAAAGACTCAGCCGTTACTTGCATCAATAACAAACTCTTCAGATACAATTAAAGGCATACTCGCCAAGTGGAAGCTGTTTACATCTGGAATTAATATTGATTTAAGCAAGATTGATTCTACATTAGCAAATAAATTAGCTGGATTTACATCTGCAATAGGAACTGGAATTTCGGATTTAACTAAAGCTGCTGACAGCGCTACAACATATGGACAAACAGGCGCAGCCTTGGCTAAATTGCAAAAGACAATTAATGCAAATTCTGCTGCTTCTCAAAGAGCAGCTGCAGCTTCACAAAGAAGTGCACAAGAAGAGCTAAAAGCAATTGCTAAAAAGATTAAACTTATTGAAGAAGAAAAAAACAAAAAGCTAGAATCTTTAAGAGCAACTCAAGATGCATCAAACTATGCATTAGAGTTGCAAAAACTTCAAATAGAATATGCTGATGCAGTTGCTCGTGGAGATATGGCAACAGCTGCAAGAGCAAGAATAGATATTGATCAGCTAACTTCAAATAGACAGAGCGAGCTTGCTTCAAAAGCAATTGAAGATGCAGCTAACAAAGCAAAGGCTCCTTTGGAAAAAGATGCTGAGTCTATACAAAATAAATCAGATAAGAAAGCTTTAGCGCTTCAAGGACAACAGGACAATGCAGCCCTTGCAGGTGAAATAAACACAACCATTACTGGATTCCAAACAAGATACAATGATTTAAGCACTAGAGCAATAAGCTCAAGACTACTTCCTGAAAAAGAAAAGGCCGCAGAGCAAGCAAAAATTACTGCAGAGTTAATAGCATTAGTAAAAGAGATTCAAAAATCTGGATCTGGATCTGGACTATCTGCAAAAACAGTTCGGGATGCATTCGGTGGGTACTTCGATCCAAAGACTGGAAAGCCTATTGCAGTAACAGCGCCAACTGGATCTCCAACTGGATTTGATGCAAAAGGAAAGCCAGTATTTTCAACTGGAATTAGCGGAGGAGCACTTGATGTATTCCAAAAAGACTTAGCTGCCGTAGAAAAACTAGCAACTTCAATTACTGGAGGAGTAACCTTGGCTAAGCTTCGTGCCGATCTTTTGGTAGCACTTGGAAAAGCCCCAGGCACACCTCCTAAAGGAACTGTAGAGTTCGGCCCAGATAAAGCTCAAACAGGAACTGGCAAAACTGTATTTGATGGATTCAAATCAGCTTATTCTAAAGGCCAAGGAACAATGGTTAGCATAAACGATCAGACATGGTACAAGTTTAAATATAATGGACAAACCTATGTAAGTGATAACAATGGTGTTGATATCCGTCCATGGGACGAAAAAACAAAAACAATGGGAAAGAGAATTAAAAAAGCTTATGGAGGATATATATCAGGTCCTGGCAGTGCAACATCTGATTCAATTCCAGCTATGCTTTCAAATGGTGAATACGTAATTAGTGCAAAAGCAGTCCAAGCAGCTGGCGTACCTATGTTAGACAATATTAATAAAATGGCTTCTGGCGGAATGGTTAGTTATAATGTTCCAAAGATGTCAAGCGGTGGCAGGGTAAAATTTAACGAAGGCGGTCTTGCTTCCTCTTCAAGCTCATTGTATAATATAAATGTATCTTTAAGTGGAACCAATCTTACAGCAGATGATGTTGCCGCTTCAATTCATAAAGAAATGAGACTTAGAGAAATGGCTGCTGGAGTAAATAGAAAGGTTGGTAGACCATGAGTTTCCAAAACTTATCAAAAGGATCAATCCTATATATAGAAGCATTAGACCCATTTGCAATTGATCCAGCTAATAATCAATTTGATTATAAAGGTACAACTATTACTGCACCAGGAAATACATATGACGCTACAACTGCAAATAGAAATGGGCTGGCGTATAGTAATAAAACAACTGCAACAAAATTTAGAAGAGTTACTGAGCATAATAGAGCACCTCTTTCATTAAATGTTGAAAGAATTGAATCTGGCCAAAGAATGTCAAATGGAACATTAAGAAAATATTTTATTGCAGATAAATTAAATGTATCCGCATCTTGGGAAATGGTTCCGTCTTTTAGAAACGAAACAGTCGATGGTGGCTGGGGCGCAGAAGACTTAAAAGCCTTTTACGAAAGCGCTGCAGGCCGTGGAGCATTTCGTATTAAACTAAACCCTACAGTCTTTTCTACAGAGTTAATAGAGGAGTCAGGCGGGGCTTTAGCCGATGATTACACATACACTGTAATGTTTACATCATGTGATTTTACTGTCGTTAAAAGAGGCTTACAGCCCTTCTGGAGTGTTAATATATCCCTGGAGCAGGTATGATAACGGTATCAGACGCAACTAAAGATTTACTTAAAAAGGGATATTCTATTTCAACTTCGGCTGGTGCCGTAATGGAATATAACCTAAATTCTATGGTTGAATATATAAAGCCAACAACTATTCCAGAAAATATAGTCCATGCTTATTCAAATGCTTTTAAGAAGCTATTCCCAATAGATACAATATATAAACCATTTAGACCATTAGCCCCAGGTATTAAGTATTTAATTAATACAACTAATAATACAGATACACCTGTAAACTCTTTTGAACCACCCCGCGACATATCTCTTGGAACAAAGCCTAGACTGTATTATCCTGGACCAGATATGGTGTACAAATATTGGCTTGCCCCTAAGAATACAAATATAAACCTTTCACTAGAATACTTTTCAGATGAAGCAAAGACTGTAGCAAAGTTAGTTCCTGCCAACAAGATCATTGCTAGGTTTGAAACTAGCCACGACACACCCACCTCCTGGACAATAAGCGGAGTTAAGCAGGATAACACAACAATAACTGCCTCTGGCACTACGCTTAATTCAAGCGGGGAAGCAGTAATATATTACAATGGAACTACTTGGTCAACAACAGAACCTACTACATATACTACAACTCAGTATCTAAAGAAGATATCTTTAACTGCAGTTAATTCAAATACGGGCAAGTTAATTGGTGTAATTGAATTTAGCCCAAGATGGGTTCTTCCAATTGATTCAGACATAGTAAGCTTTATTATTAACAAAGAAACATCAGCAGATGACGGATCAATTGTTCCAGTTGGAATAATTACAGCAAACTATTTAAGCATGTCATTAATGAAGCCACATACAACTTCAAGATCCATTGTTGAATACAATGTAAAGAATACTATAGATAACACAAAGATATATCTATTTAAGAATGCAGTTATTAAGCCTCATGTTAACATTGGAGATGGAACATCCTCACAAAAAACTGTGCAAGGAACTTTCTATGTTAACTCATGGTCCATATCTGAATTTGGAGATGCTTCTGTTGAGGCAACAGATGCAGCTAAGATATTGCAAGATACTTTATGTCCACAGTTACTAGTTCAAGATTCACCAATAACAGCAATTATAAAAAGAGTTCTAGACTCTGTTGGATTCTCTAACTACAAGATTAATGTTAAAAGAACAAATGGTGTTATTGATGACAATTCAATTCCATCTTTATCTTATTGGTGGTCTGATGGAGATAAAACCGTATGGGATGTATTGCAAGAATTGTGTAGAGATATTCAGATGAACGCATTTGTTGATGAAAACAATGTGTTAAATTTTTATAGCAGAAATTTAATCTATGACAAATCTGCAACTCCATCTTGGACATTTACAAGCGAAGAAATTAAAACTGGGCAAACAGTTACGTATGCTCCTAACATAATAAAACTGTCTTCGAGAGAAATATTTTCTGCAAACCAGGTTAGAGTAAGATACGCTACAGCATTTGTTGCAGCAAACAGCACTTCAAGTTCACCACTTTGGACCTCTGAAGATTCATTTCTTGGAGCTGGATCACTATCTACAGATATTAATGATGACACTACAGTATTTCAGCTAAGCCCAAACACAATAAACTCAGCAAGACCAGACAAGGTACTTGATGCATTCAGCGGTTATGTTATGATTAACGGAGAAATTATTGAGTATGATGGCTTATGGTATCAATACGTTCCAGCAGGAGGCAGTGTGCCTATTCCCGTTTTGATTAAAAGCCAATCGGATATATGGAAGTACGAGGCTTTGAAAAAACCAGGATATAAAAATTTCTACCCAACAGGAGAATATAATATTAAAACAAGGGGTGCCTTATCTACCTCTAAGTCCATACACAAAAAAACTTTGGGATCCTATGTTAATGGTGCTGGAGAAACAGATTCAAATAAATTTAACAAATACAATATTACGCTAGCCACACCTGATGTTGCTAAGCTAGTCCCAGGAGTTGGATCAGTAACTTCTCCAGCAAGAACTTCAGGAGAAACTGTATCAAAAAGCTTTCTTACGGTATCTAACTTAGACAAAGATAAGAAGACTTTTGATATTGTAGTAAAGCCATTTAATTCAATTAATACATCTGATTCATACATGTCTTGCGGAACAAGAATGTTTTTTGACAGTCAAGATGTAAGCCCAGAACAAGTCGGCGGCATCGGATTCTGTCTTGATTCAACTGGTAAAAACGGATATTATATTCTAATTCGTACTACTGCGTTCGCTGGCTTGCAAAAAGATATTATGATTGTAAAAGTTTTAAACAATAAGCTAACTGTTTTAAAAGATAGCCAGCAGACATCTACAAAAACAATGTCTGGTATATATGCAGGAAGCTCATACTCAGTCGACGTCCTTGTTAAAAGGGAATCTGTATCTGGGGGTACATTTAAAAATACTATTACTGCTTTTATAAATGGGTATAAGATAACAGCAGTTGATTCAGGATCTGATTCTGTAAATGATTATATTCCTCCAACTTCTATTACAAAAAACATAGGCCTACATTGCGGCCAGGGCATTGCTTACTTTGAATTCGTATATGCCAAGAGCATTGATGAGCCAACTTATAAAACAAAAAATTCAAGCAAGGCTTACCAGTATAATGGTTTGTACGCAGATGACACTTTATCAATGCTGTACGGAGATTTAATATATAATAACGGCAAGGATGTTGCAGATCAATCAGGATCTCTATATGAATTTGGTACTATCGGAAGAGAAATAAGAAAAGTGAAAGAATCTTATCAGGATAGGCCTGCAGTTCCAATTCAGGTTAGAACCGCAAACAATAAATTTGTAACAGTATTAGACCAAAGACTACAGCCATTTTCTGCCGAAGCCTATTTATTAAATAATACATCTACTTCAGTAGTTCTTCACGATAATAATTACACCAGCCTATACATCCTTGGAAACAAGATTCAGCGTTCTGGAGCAATAGATTATGATACAGATCAGTCCACGGATTCAGAAAATAAAGAGTCTGTTGTATTTGACTCTTCATGGATTCAAACACAAGAAGATGCAAAAGCCTTGGCTGAATGGATTAAATCTAATAGCTTAAATAAAGGAAAGTTCATAGACATGACAGTTTTTGGAAACCCAATTCTTTCCGCTGGAGATATTGTTACTATAAATTATCCCATTCTGGGAATGACAGAAACCAGCGATAAATACATAATAACAAGGTGCTCATTAGAGTATTCGGAAGGGGTAACTACCACAGTTTCGTGTAGAGCGATCTAATAACGTAATGGTATAATAAATAAATGGGAATCGAAGCAGGAAAAATTGCGGTCATATTTGATGATGACCCACGCTTAGCTGCAGTATGGAAAGGCAAGTCTGGAGAGACTCAAGCCTCTACCGCATCGTTTCCATTCTCAGCAACAGCTTCTGGTGGAGCTCCTGGAGACGGGGATCCAGATCCAAGGACTGGAAAGAGGCCACAACTTTCAGACATAGTCTTAAAAGGCTTTGAGCTATATGAGGATGCATCTGGAATGCAAAGGGCGAGAGCAAAGTTTAGAATTTATAATTCAAGTGAAGAGCAAATAGATGGCTTCCTTTATGCAATAACAATATCAGATACGCAAGGAGGAAGATCATGATAACTAAATTTGGTAAAAGATTTCTAGCCAACTTTGTTGCTGGTAACTCCGCATTTTCTTCAAAGGAGATGGCATTAGGAATTGCAACATCAACTGAGTATGCTTTATCTAACACAAACTCAAGATTAGGATTTGAATTTTATAGAGTTCCAATTAGGCAGGGCGGAATAGATATAGACACATCTGTATCACCAGCAAGGTATACAGTTATATATTCTGCTACAATTCCTACAAACATTGCAGGTAAGATTAACGAGATTGGAATATACTCTGGACAATCTTACTCAAAGAATTTATACGAAAGCAAGTTCATATCTAACTTTGAATTACCATACAAGTGGAGCCCAGAACCAGCATTAGATCAAACTGATTATAGAGTTGGAGACAGCTCATTAATATTTACTTCAAACGGGGCGGCGGCAAAAGAATATACCTATGACCTTGGAGATATAGACCTATCTGGATATAACCCATCAGACACATTATCATTTTCATATAAAGTAAATGATGCTAATCTGTCTTCATTAAAAGTAAGACTATATAGCTCAGATACAGATTATCTGCAATTTACATTTACTGGACATTCAGTTGGTTATAATATTAAAAATTTAAATATGTCTGCTGGAGTATCAACAGGAACATTTAATGCACAAAGCGTTGTAAAATTAGGTATTGTAGTTACTCCAACATCTGCTCAAACATCCGTATCTATGGATGGTCTTAGAATAAATGATGAGGACACCTTTGACCCAGAGTATGGACTGATTGCCAGATCTATGTTGGATTCAACATTAATTAAAGTAATTGGAAGAGAAGCAGCAATAGAATTTAAACTAGACCTATCGTTCGGAGTTTAGCATGTCAGAACAATATCCAGATCTAGGTATCACACAAAAACAAGATGGTGATTACTGGGATGTTGTAATTCCAGATTTAGATTGTAGTACCGATTATGCTCTTCAAGCAGCCTGGGTGTTTAGCGATAAAACTTTAGGTACAAGCGAGTTCTCTGACAGATTTAATTTTAGAACACCTGGCCCAAGAAGAACTTGCCCAATTAATGTTGTTGCGGTATGGGATGAAAGCACTGCAGATTTAAAAGTTTCTTGGGAAAAGCCATTTTTAGAAGACAATGTAACTCGTGATGAAAGAATAAGACTTTTCCAATTAACTTTAACTGCAGCAGGAGAAGAGCCAATCTTCGTCCCATTTGCTACAAAAGCTGGAGTAAGCCAATACAGCTATACACTTAGCCAAGCAAATAACATGGCAAACTTTGGCGGAGTGTTTCAAACAACAATAACAGGAAAGATAACAAGTATATATGGAGACGGATCATCTGACGATTGTCCATTTACTATACCTGTTTATGTAGACCCTATATGTGTAGCATCGACGCTTGCCCCTACAGTTGTAAGTGCAGATAGCAGCATAATTGTTTCTTGGCAAGATCCTGCAACTAAAATTGGAACATACAGAGAAACTAGAGTTTATGTTTCAGAAACAGCATCTCCATATAATTGGGTTCTTAGGTACACAGGCTTTGGTCCAGCATCAATAACATTATATACATTGAATACAGTATATGTTAAATTAAATCACTTGTCTGATTCTGGGTGCCAGTCTATTGATTCCCCAATTGTTGAAGGAAAAGCTTATGATCAAATTGTATTTGATGACCTACCTCCAGACCCAGTAATTAATCCATCAGCTGTATGGAATGTTAGAGACTTAGATGTTTCTTTCACGATGCCAGCACTAAATTTACCATCTTATGTTATAGTACACCTTACATCTGGAACCAAAACTAGATCCTTTGAGTATCCAGTTTCTGCAGCAGCATCTGCAACAACTTCAGTCAAGATAACTAGATCAAAAATTATAGACGCATTCGGAGATAGCCCAAGCTCTTTTTCAAGCGGATATGTTACGGACCTTGATATATATAGAAATGAAAATACAACGCAAGTTGCAATATCTGGATTAGCAACAGCAGTAAAACCAAATCCTCTTTCTGGAATTACAACCACTATATCTGTAACAGCATTGTCTAATGGGTATAGCGTATCTTCTAATTTAAATGCCAGTGCTACTGGAATAAAGGTTTACCAAAGTTCGACAGAAAACGGAACTTACTCTCTTGTTGCGTCTTCTAACTCAAGCCCAGTGATTGTTTACGATGAAGCAAATGCTGGCAATATAGTTTGGGTTAAAGGCCAGTGGACATGTGAAGAGGGTCTTGCTACTATTTCTGCTGCAGTTTCGGTTACTATAATAGATGTCGCATCTCTTTCTTTAATTGAAAATCCTGTCAAGATAAAAACAGATGGATCTATTTTTGCTGGCACTTTAGATGCTAATGACAATCCAGTTTTATCTGGTGCAAGAATGCTTATAAATAAGCGTGGTTTATTTTTATACGACTCAAATGATTTAAATGGAACAAATCCAACAACGCAAATAATTGGTGAAGACAACGGTGTTACAGCAACATTTATAACTCAAAAAGCAAAAATTGCTAACTGGGTTATATCTAGCGGCAAAATTGAAAATACTTTAAATGCAACAACTGGAACGTATGCTGGCTTATCTCCAAGCGGCACCTACGCATTTTGGGCAGGCGGAGGAGTAGCTGGTGGGTATTCAGTAAATGCAAATGAAGATGCTAAATTCTCAGTAACTAGTGCAGGATATGTAAAAGCAAAAAATCTTCATATTACTGGTGGAACAATTAAGGTTGGTTCTAATTTTGAAGTTGATACTGATGGATTGGTTAAAGCGGTTAATGCAGAACTCAGTGGAGTAATAAAAGCATCATCTGGAATACTTGGCTCAATAGATATTGGCGGTACAATTAAAGTCAATGGTGTTGACACTGTGTTCCCTGGACAGCTGAGGGTTACCGTTCCTGGAACATCTGGTGGCAAGGTAGAAATTGGGCAACTTGCTACAGTGCTTGGATCCACAGTAGGTTCTGGCATACAGGTTACAAATACAACAAATGGAATTTATGCTCAGCTAGATCCAGTTAATGGAATTATTGCAAGGAAGGGAAGTATTGGTGGTTGGGCCATTACCGATACTTCTATTAATAACGGAGAAAATATTGGCTTTTATAATACAACAACTTTATCAGATATTGCTATTTGGGCAGGCGGAAATAGGGCAGGAACTCCTGGTCCTAATTTCTCAGTAACATATGGTGGATCTTTAATTGCAAAGGAAGCAACACTATCTGGATCTATAGAGGCCAGGTCAGGATACTTTGGATTGTATGATGCAACAAGCAAAAAGATAACTAGTGGATGGAAAATAAACGGAAAGTTTTTAGAATCATTTATCGATGGAAGTAGCACAGTAAAAGTTAAACTAGATGGTTTACAGGGAACAATTGCTGGAGGAAATATTGTTGGATCAAATGTTTTCTTTTGGAATCCTACAAATTGGTACGCAGCAAATACTGGCGCAGATTCACCCGATCCAGGCACATGGAACCCAGAGACAGGAAGCGGAACTGGAAACCCAGGCAATATTGATTATATATCCTCATCTGGTAATTTTAGACTAGCTAATGGCAACTTAACATACAATGGATCTGAGTTTAAAGTTAAAACAGATTTAGTTGCATCTAACGTATTTTTGGGCGGAGCTAGTTTTTCAAGTGATTACCTTCTTGGCAAAAGCACAACTATAGGTGGGGTAACAAAATCTGCTGGAAACTTTAGCCTAGGAAACAGATCTATTGTTTATGAAAATGGAATTTTTTCAATAAATCCAGATAAAAAAGCTTATGCTGCTTTTAAAATTGCATTAGCTGTTCAAAGCGACAACAATGGAACAGCTGGAGATACAACGGTTGTACAAAATCAAGATGGATTTTTGACTACGGGTAGAGCTTTCTTTTATGCTGGAAACAATTATCCAGACGGAGCATCTTCTAGATCACAATTTAATGATGGAGATCAAGGAACTAAAGCGTTTTCTGTTGGAGACATAATATTAAGTAGGAAAGCATAATGAGCATCTGGAGAAAAACTAGCGCAACCGATACTGGTGCTCATAATATAAACGGATGGGTAAAGATTCGAAGCATCTGGAGAAAAGCTTCTGTTTCAGACACAATAAACTCTGGATTAAGCTCTAACCCATGGGTTATTGATGGCTGGCTAAGAGTAAAAAGTGTTTGGCAACTAGGAACGTCAGGACTTTGGTTTAAAATATTTGGAACTAATGTGCCTAATGCTGAAACAGCAAATCCACCATCACTTACATTTATTAGCTCTGACGGATTTGAATCAATAGATTCTCCTTTTAATGGGGACAAAATGTATTTAGTAAGAGGCCAATGGAATGAAGAGCCTACAAAATTTACTATGTATATACAAAAATCAGATCCTCCATATTCTACATGGACAGATTTAATAACACCTGTAGTTAAACAATATGATGATTATTCAGATGCAGATTATCTATATCAAGTCCCAGTGAGCGCATCTAACAGGCCATTAATAACAAAAGCAAATGTGCTTAATAAAGTAAAATTTAGAGGCAAAATAAAAGCTGAAAATAGTAGTGGGGAAGCTGATGTTAATTTTCCAGGCCTAGGAATTGCAGCCAGATACTGGTTTAACATATCATCATTTGATATTACAGATGAAACTCAGACATCTGTAACCCTATCTTGGGCATACGATCCAGCAACAATAACACCCGCTCAGGTTCCGACATATATGTGGTCACAGATAATAAGCTTATATGATAGTGCAGGTGTTCAAAAGCTTTATGTGCCAGAACCAGTATTGCTCACTGACACTTCAGTAACAATCAATTTGCCAAATAGTTTAGACCCTAATGATAGCTATCAGTGGGAGCTGTCAATCATAGCTGATGATTATTATAGAGAATTTACTGGTGTAAGATATTCTGAAATTGGTCCAACTCAAGAGCTTGCGTTTATAGACTGGCAGCCAGGAGTTATTGAAGATCCAACTATTACATTTTCTAATAGAACAAGAACATCATTTTCTGTAGATTGGCTTTCTACAAATGCAACACAATATCGTGTAGATATAAAAAGAAATCAAACAGGTATTTCTATACCTGGATACCCAGTAACTACTACAGATTCATCTGCAGTAGTTACTGGACTTACTGAGAATGCTTTGTATAATGTATCTGTTACTGCATTAGGCGGAACATCTATACCGCTAAAAGAAAGTAATACTGTTACAGAAAGCATTAGAGTTCTTAATTGGGGTATTCAGGCTATGCTATCAAGAGCATTTGACGCTACCGCCACTTCTTTTAAAGTTACAATATTAAACTACTCAGACATCAGCTCATTTGATATAGAGCTAAGCTGCACAAATGGAAATGCTTCTAGAACTGGAAATACAATATTCGTTACAGACATAGAATCAGATCAACCGTCCTGTGTAACTGTAACAACTTCAAAAATTAATGATATAGATTTAACTGCATTTTCTTATGACTATGAAGTATCGGCTCCAATTTGTGAAACAACAGGTACATGGTATTGTGTTTCTTATGTTCAATCGACACCAATATCTTGCAGTACTTTTGAGTCACCAACAAATGTAAGTGCAACTGGATCTGGCTACTCCATTGCATGTTATACTACTCCATCATGTTGCGTATCTACTACATATACTGAGTACGGACCATATTCTGAATGTTCTAATGGAACTAGAACAAAAACTAGAACTAAGATTGAAAATATGTTAGATTGTACTATAGTTGAAAGTGACGATGTATTAACTGAAAATTGCTGGTACTGTACAACAAGCGTTAATTTTAATTGTGCTGGTTGTAGCCAAACAATAGAATCAACTAACATAAGCGGTAGTGGGTCTGGATATTCAACAGCATGCAGTTCAATAGCATATCCAGTTTGCGCTACCCCTTGCGTTTGCAGTGCATCTGCAGAAAGCGCATGTGGTACTTGGGGTGAGTGGAGTGCTTGTTCTGCAAGCCACACAAGAACCCGTACAAGAATTTGTCCCGCTGGCAACCCTTGCGTAACAACACAGACAGAGCAGTGCTGGTACTGTACAACAAGCCTTAACTCAAACTGTGCTGGCTGTTCTTACACCATTCAGTCCAGTAACATAAGCGGTGGTGGATCTGGCTACTCAACGGCATGCAACCAAACTGGAACTTACTACGAATGCGCTACACCTTGTGTTTGCAGTGCATCTGCAGAAAGCGCATGCGGTGCGTGGGGTGAATGGAGTGCTTGTTCTGCAAGCCATACAAGAACAAGAACTAGAACTTGCCCTGCTGGTAACCCCTGCGTAACAACACAGACAGAGCAGTGCTGGTATTGTACAACAAGCCTTAACTCAAACTGTGCTGGCTGTTCTTACACCATTCAGTCCAGTAACATAAGCGGTGGTGGATCTGGCTACTCAACGGCATGTAATCAAAATGGATCTTACTACGCTTGTGCTACTCCTTGCGTTTGTGATTCGACACAGAATAGTGCTTGCGGAGCTTGGTCTGCTTGGAGTGCTTGTTCTGGAGGATACAGAACTCGAACAAGAGTCTGCCCTTCTGGATCTCCATGCTCAACTTCAGAATCACAACAGTGTTGGTATTGCACAACAAGTACGCCAGCTAACTGTTATGGTTGTGGGTATTCAATTGAAGGAAGTAATATTAGCGGCAGCGGATCTGGCTACTCAACCGCTTGCAGCACATCTGGATATCCAGCATGCCAGACGCCTTGCGTTTGTGATGCCACTGCAAGCAACGCTTGTGGGTCTTGGAGCTTTTGGAGCGCTTGTTCTGGAGGACTAAGAACTAGAACACGAACTTGCCCATCAGGATCACCATGTACAACATCTGAAACTGAAACTTGTAGTACATGGTACTGTACAACAAGCGTTAACTCCAACTGTGCTGGCTGTTCACAATCAATTGAAAGTAGCAACATAAGCGGCAGCGGATCTGGCTACTCAACCGCTTGCAGCACATCTGGATATCCAGCATGCGGAACACCTTGTGTTTGCGTTGCAAGTCAGTGTGGGGCATGGTCTGCCTGGAGCGCTTGTTCTGGTGGCACACGAACTAGAACTAGAACTTGTCCTTCAGGAAATGTTTGTACAACATCTGAAACTGAAGCATGCAGTACATGGTACTGTACAACAAGTGTTAACTTTAACTGCGCTGGTTGCTCACAATCAATTGAAGCCTCTAACATTAGTGGTAGCGGATCTGGATATTCAACTTCCTGCAGCACATCTGGATATCCAGCATGCGGAACACCTTGCAATTGCGATGCAACACAAGCAGCTGGTTGCACCGCTTGGTCAGCATGGAGTACTTGTGTAAACTCTTCTCAATCAAGAACAAGAACATGTCCTTCTGGAAACCCATGCGTAACTTCAGAAACTCAGGCATGTGTAGTTGGGCCATTCTTCCCAAGCTTTAAGGGCGGTCCGTTCTTCCCACCGTTCTTCCCACCGTTCTTCCCACCGTTCTTCCCACCGTTCTTTGAATCTCCATTCTTCCCACCGTTCTTCCCACCGTTCTTCCCATTCTTCCCACCGTTCTTCCCATTCTTCCCACCGTTCTTCCCATTCTTCCCACCGTTCTTCCCAAGCTTTAAGGGCGGTCCGTTCTTCCCACCGTTCTTCCCACCGTTCTTCCCACCGTTCTTCCCACCTACATTTGCAACACCGTTCTTCCCTCCAACATTTCGGGGGTACTAAATGGTATTGACAATATCACTAAAAATGATAGAATATAGTAACTCGAAAGGTAATAAATGAATAAATTAGATCTAGGTGGAAGCACCTATATGGTTTTAATTGAAGGAGAGTTTGCTGGTTGGTTTAATATACCTACTGGAACACAAGAAACATTTCTTCTTAGATCAGCACTAGCAAGCAATCCAACCATTATTGATATGGAAGATCTTCAATTAGATATTGATGATTTACCAACTCCCGCAGAAGGATATTTGTGGAATGGAACGGGTTTTGAAAAGCGAGAAGAAATTGGCTAGCAAATGGCAACAGATGAAAAATCTAGTAACTTCCGATGGGGTAAAGCCATGGGATTTTCTAGATCCAAATACAGAGTATGCAGATAAGGATTTAGCTGATAAAAGGTATTCTATATGCTTAGAATGCCCTCTTTTTAATCAGACAACTAAAACATGTTCTGAATGTGGCTGCTTTATGGCGGCTAAAACAAAGCTTCAATTAGCCACTTGTCCTGTAGACAAATGGTAATGGTATAATAATATAATAAACATGGAGGTATAAAATGTCAGATTATGAATTAACAAATGAAGAAAAAGCAACGGTGATTACAACTCACCTAAGAAATCTATCTTATACTAAGTATAATACAGATCTTTCAATTCTAGAAGAGCAGTCTTTAACGACACCTTCTGCAGAATCTTTAAGTCAGTTGAACTCGCAGCTTGTTTCAATTAATAAAAAAATAGCTGCCCTTGAAGCAGAACTACTTTTAGTTAGCTAAGGACAAAAATGCAAAATAAAGAAGAGCTAATTATAACTGCTATGCAGGAAAGAATTGGGCAACTCGCAGCTAATTATGAGTTGCAAATTGCTATGCTAAGAGCAGAACTTACAGTGCTATCTAATCAATCAGATGATAAACAAAAAGCTTTAGATAGTTATTCCGATGAAATTCAATCTAAGCTGGAGGAAATGTAATTGACAGTAACATTTGCAGACGGTGAGCCAGTAGATCCAAAAAAGCTTCAAGACCTTCAAACTCAGATAGATCAAATAAAACTTCAATCTGATGAGTCTTATAACTTAAGCACAACTACTGCAAATAGCGTAACTAAACTTTCTGTAATGCATCTAAACGCTGACGTAGCCACATTTGAAAACGGATTAGTAGGTGGCAAGGTAAATACAATTGAAATAGAATTAGGTTGGGGCGCTGACTATGAAGTTGCGTATGTCGTAGCAACCCCAAGACTACAAGACCCAAAGACAAATAATATTAGATGGTCTATTTCTGGAAACAAAGACTCCACCAAGCTAAATGTTTACGCTGAAAAAAATGTTAAAGGCCCAATTAATTTTCATTGGATTAGCGCTGGTAAAAAAATTGTTTCTGCACCATAACATTACTATTGACACACCAGTTTAATATGTTACAATTACTATAACATTAAGCCACGATATCGTGGCTTTTATATATATTAAGGGTTTTAATGAGCAACGATTTAAAGTGGATGATTTCATCCGACCAGCAGTTCCCGTATCAAGATGATAAAATGATTGCACTATGGTTTAAGGTCATTAAGTGGTTTAAGCCAGACGTCGTTGACTACCTTGGCGATACGGATGATCAGGCCTGTTATAGCAAGTACACAGAAGGAAGATCAGCAGAATTTTTAAACCTTCACAAGACTGACAGTAGAGATCTTATTGTTCCAATGATGCGCCATGAAGCAAAAGGCGCTAGAGATTTTTATACAAAGACACGAGAGATGCTTCCAGAAGCTCAACTTTTTTCAGCATTAGGAAACCATGATGTTAGAATTTTTAACTATGTGGATGCAAAACTTCCCGACTATATTAATGAAGTTACTGCAGAAGCACTGTGGGGATTAGATTCACTAGGTTACGAATACATTCATTATAACGAATTGCCTAAACGACGATTTGGAGACATACATGTACACCATGGACTTTCAATTGCATCAACTGGATCTGTTCGTAAAGACATGGAAGACTTACAGGTATCTTTAATCAGAGGGCACTCTCATAGAATTGCTTCGCACCTTGTAACATATGAACTAAGAAATGGTGGCGAGGGAGAAACTCTTCGTGGGTATGAGCTTGGACATATGTGTGATGAAAAAGGACCAGGTATGAAATATATGCAGCACCACGATTGGCAAAAAGGTTTTGCTATTGCACATATTGTAAATGACTATCCACATATTCAGATGATTCATGTGGCACCAGACTATTCATGTGTTGTTGATGGGAAGCTATTTACACTATGATGAAATGTAGTAAATGCCAAGGAAGAGTTTTTGTTGATAGGGTATTTTCACAAAAACTACACGTAGAGCTTTTCTGCATGATGTGCGGTAAAAGATGGATGATTAATAAGGATACGAGTGCACTAGGTAAATGGTTAGAAAAAAGAGAAAAAATTCAGTTAAAAGCATTCGGTATTTCTTCTTAAATAACAAGATACATAAAGTATTAAGTCATTCAAGATCTAAAGACCAAATGGTTGCTTGGTGCTATCCAGATAAAAAAAGATTGCTTTATTCCTATTCACAAGTTTTAAAAACTATGGAGAATGCATATTCAACTAGTCAAGTAGCTCAAATGCTTGGTAAGCATAAGGTCACCATAGAAGATTATATTTTGGACGGGAAGATAAGATATCCTCAGAAAGTATATCCAATAGGTAATCCAGATAGTACTTGGTATAAGTTTATGTATAGTGAATCGGACATTATGGACATACATGAGTTTATATTAGAATCAGGATACTCTAAGGATATGCCATCAAAGAATGAGATGAGAGCTCTTCTCAAACACAACACTATATTGTATACTAAGACCAATGAAGGAAATTTTGTACCAGTATGGAAAGCAGAATAATGTCTAACAGGGTAGTAGTCTGTGACATATGCAAGAAAGAGATAGAATTACGTTGGGGCATCTTTGCTCATGACAGTTTAAGCAGACATAGAAAGGCTGAGCACTAATGGAAAAAGGAACTCAAGTTAGAGTAGACTTATCTTTTACACGCAACCTCGGTAATTTTGAGAGCATCAAAATCGGTATTGGCGTAGACGATTTTGTTAGAGAAGGTGAAACAGTCGATGCCGCAGCAGATAGAGTATATAAGTTTGTTGAAGATAAGCTAATACAAAAGACACAAGAAGTAGAAGAGGAATTGCGTGGCAGTAAATAAAGAACCCTACATTCTTCTTTCTTTATATTCTAATTTATATGAGGAGGCTTATAAAACAAAGCCAACCATTAATAGGTACAAAGAAAAATGGGCTATGCAAGATGTCATAGATAGCATAGGGTTTGATAGATCTAAAGATGTGTTAGAGTATTACTTTAAAACTGGAAAGAATAGGCACCCGCTTAATTTTTTTTACAACAACTTTGATCGAATAGAAAATATGATGATTCAGATTAAAGAAGATAAAATTAACAGAAGCCGTCTGTTGCAAGAGACTAAAAGAATGGTTGAGGATAACTAATGAATACAGAAGCCGAACTAATTTCAGCAGTTTGTAAGAATAAAGATATAAGCACTATCCTTGCCGATAATTCAGACGACCTATTTGTATCTCATAAGGATATTTGGGATGGCCTTAAGTCATACTATTATAAGTTTAGAGCAGTACCAGAAGCTTCAATATTAAAGGATAAGTTTAAAGATTTTGAGCCAGTTGAAACAAAAGGAGAGACTGGTTATTATCTAGATAAGCTAAAGAATGAATTTGTAGGAAATAAGCTAAAGACAATTCTTATGCAGGCTGGCTCATCTTTAAAAGAAGATGCTCCGTCTAGAGTGCTTGGAACAATGCAATCGCAACTTGCAAACTTAAGTAGGTACACAAACAATGTTAAAGACCTAGACATAACAGATTTAGATTCAGCAGAAAGACACTATGAGTCAGTAAGAACTAGATCTTTAGCAATGGGCGGAAGCCCAGGAATCTTAACGGGCTTTGATGCAATTGATAAAGCATACCCAACTGGAATGGCTCCAGGACATCTTATTGTCGCAATTGGTTGGCCAGGTCGCGGTAAGACTTGGTTTACGTCGTACCTTGCTTGTAAAGCTTGGGAGCAAGGTTTTAAGCCAATGATTGTCTCTCTTGAAATGGCACCAGAGAATATGCGAGATAGAATTTATACAATGCTTGGTTCTGGTTTATTTAGAGCAAGCGATTTGTCTAAGGGTGACATTAACATTGACGATTTTAAAACATGGGGAAAGAAAAAGACTGAGGGTAAGAACAGTTTCATTCTTGTTTCAAACGAGGGTGCAGGAGAAGTAACTCCAGCAACTATTCAGGGCAAGATTGATCAGCATAAACCAGACTTAGTTATTCTTGATTATCATCAGCTGTTTAATGATAATAAGCGAAGCAATTCTGAAGTTGAAAGAAATAGAAATATTTCAAGAGACTTTAAGTTATTAGCTGTAACAAATGGAATTCCTATTATTGATATTACTGCTGCTACAGCAGATGATATTTCAGATCAAAAAGAGCCACCGATGATGAGTCAGGTTGCATGGTCAAAGGCTATTGAATATGATGCCGATATGGCCATTGCTATCCATAAGCATGCTAATACAGATTTGATTGAGATTGTATCTAGAAAAAATAGGCACGGTCACGATTTTAGATTCTTCCTTGACTGGGACATTAATAGAGGAATTATTACCCCAATCTATGAAGACTTACCAGAGTTGAGCAAGTGACCCATAGAAATATAAAAAGGTTTCAAATACAGGTTGAATTTTATGATAACGCACAGTTAATAAGTTTAAGACCACAGTACGAAAACTTGTTAGTTCAAGATATGCGTGGCAAAGGGTATATCAGGGTGTTAGATGTTGACCCAGCTTTCTCAATAGAGTTTACTGGAGAAACGTGGAGATTCTTAATGACTCTTCATGGTATATACGTAGGAAAGAAGAAGGCATGGCAATTAGAGGGTATAACTCAAGGCAAGTTGATAGCTCGGAGTATAGCCCCGTCCATATCAAATCAATAATCCAAAGCCTTGGAATAGATATGGTGGGTGAAACATCTAATGATTACCTAGCATACTGCCCATTTCATTCCAATAGACATACCTCAAGCTTTAGCGTAAGCAAAACAAAAGGGGCCTACCTATGCTTTAATCCTTCTTGTGGAGAAGCAGGTACTCTAAGCGATCTAGTAAAAAAGATTTTAAATAAAAATGAGTTCCAATCTTTGAGGTATATTGAATCAAAACAATCTGAGGCCCTAGAAAACTTTGATGAATCTCTTAAAGACATTCTAGAGGATAAGCCAGACTTTGTTGAATTTCCAGATGAGACATTAAAAAGTTTATATAATGGATTAGTCGGAAGCGACAAAGCAAAAGAGTATTTAAAATCACGTGGTATTGATTTACAATCAATTGAACATTTTTCATTAGGGTATTCTGAAAATATGGATATGATAACTGTTCCAGTACATAGCCCAGATGGAGTTCCAGTCGGTGTAGTTGGTAGATCTATATCAGATAAAAGGTTTAAGAATAGCAAAGACTTGCCAAGAAGCAAAACTATGTTTAATATCCACCGTGCCAAAAAAATTGGAGATAGGGTTATAGTTGTGGAGTCCAGCTTCGATGCAATTCGTGTTCATCAGGCTGGGTTTCCAAATGTTGTGGCCACACTTGGGGGCCACATATCTGGACAAAACCTTAACTTGCTAAATAGATACTTCAATACAGTTATTATTATGACTGATGCAGATAAGGCGGGAAGAGATTTAGGCTCAACAATTGCATATAAACTAAGTAATAAAAACATCTTGTGGGCATCGCATTCTTATGGTAGAATATATCCAGAGGGTGTAAAAGATGCAGGTGATATGTCTGATGAAGATATTAAAGCCTGCATAACAAATGCCATATCTAATTTTGAATATAAAAATTAAACAACAATATAAGTGATTACAAACGGATATACACCGTTACATACATAAGGAGAATAAAATGGGAATAGTAAAAGGTTTGTCAGGGATGACAAAGGCAATGGACAAGGTTACATATACTAGTTCAGAAGACAGCAAGGCAAAGTGGTTAAAGATTGAAGATGGAGAAGCAGTAAAGATTCGCTTTTTGCAAGAGCTTGATCCAGATTCACCAAACTATAATGAAAAAATGGGTTGCGGATTTTTTGCAATTGAACACACAAACCCTAAAGATTATCGCCGTAAGGCATTAGATACAATGGAAGACGAAGGCCGTGACTGGGCTCAAGAACAGCATCGCAAAGATCCAAAAGCTGGATGGGGTGCAAGAAAGCGTCTTTATATTAACGTATTAGTTGATGATGGAAAGACTGAGCCATATGTTGCCATTCTTTCTCAGGGTGTAAGTGGAAAAACAATTACACCAACACTAATTGAATACGCAAATGAAATGGGAAGCATCTCAAATCTAATGTGGAGAGTAAAGCGTAGCGGTCTTAAAACAGATACAAGTTACACAATCATTCCTTTGGCTAAAGATGAAAAGCCATTTGATTTCTCTTCTGTGGAGCTGTTTGATTTAGAGAAGACAGCAGTTCGTAGCGTTCCATACGCAGAGCAAGAAGCTTTTTATAATGGAGAATCATCTCCAGAAGAAAGAGAATCATCTTCAACCAGTAGCAGCGTCGACTGGTAACAGAGAGTATAGGCGGAGAATTAAGTTGAACTTCACACATTTGCATGTGCATTCTTTCTATTCATTAATGGATGGACTTAATTCTCCTGCCGAACTCGTAAAGGCTGCAAAAGAAGCTGGACAAACTTCCTTGGCAATTACTGACCACGGAACATTATCTTCACACCGTGACATGCAAATTGCATGTAAGGAGCAAGGCATTAAGCCGATCCTTGGAGTAGAAGCATACATTTCACCAACAGATAGATTTGATAGATCCTCAAAGACTGATAAGTCTATTCAGGCTTACAATCATATTATTCTTTTAGCTAAAAATAAAAAAGGTTTAGAAAATATTAATACTCTCCAAGAGCTTGCTTGGACAGAAGGCTTTTATCATAAGCCAAGAATTGACAGAGAGGTTTTAAATGATTATAGCGAAGGTATTATCGTTCTCAGCGGATGTCTTAATGGACTCATTAGTAAGGCTATCGATAAAGGTAACATGGAGGAAGCAGAACTTCTTCTCAAAAGCTTTAAACAAACTTTCGGACAAGATTTTTACGTGGAAGTGCAATCACATAACCCTGTGGAGATCAACTCCGCCCTTTTAGAATTAGCGGACAAGCTTAAGATTAAAGCGGTGGCAACAGGAGATGCCCACTTTGCTAAAGAAGAAGATAGAGTATTAGAAGAAGCAATGCTTATTCTATCAACATCTCCTAAGTCGGATAAAGATGCAGACTTTGAAATGTCTAGACAAATGCCAGATATGCTGGATAGATTTAATTACTTGTACCCAGACCGCAGAATATCATTCCAAGACTATAATCTATTTATTCAAAGTAGGTCTGAAATTGAGGCGGACTTTAATAAGGCAGGCATTACTCGTACAGATATATATGATAATACAATGGATATTGCTGATAAGATTGAGGAGTATGACTTCCATAGCGGATTAGATCTGCTACCTATCCCAAAGACCAATGCTGACAAGAAACTGTCTGATATGGCCTTAGAAGGCCTTAAAAGACTATCCCTAGACAAAGATCAGGTCTACTTGGATAGAATTGCAGAAGAGTTATCTATAATTAAAGATAAAGCATTTGCCTCATATTTCCTAGTTGTAGCAGATATGATTACATGGGCTAAGTCAAATAATATTATGGTTGGTCCAGGACGTGGTTCTGCAGCTGGCTCATTGGTTTGCTACGCTCTTGGCATTACAGATGTAGATCCAATTAAGTATGACCTACTTTTCTTCCGATTTATTAACCCTGAGCGTAATGACTTTCCAGATATTGATACCGACTTTGAAGACCGTCGCCGTAAAGAAGTTAAAGATTATTTAAAGAAGAAGTTTAAGCACGTTGCTTCTATTTCCACATACACCTACTTTAAAGATAAGGGTGTAATTAGAGATGCTGCCCGTGTGTTTATGGTGCCCCTATCTGATGTTAATCGTGCAATGAAATCAATTGACACCTTCGAAGACTTTATGGATTCTCCTAATACAAAAGAATTTAGAGCAAAGTATCCAGAGGTAACTTGGCTTGCAGAAAGACTTCGTGGAAAGATTCGAAGTGTTGGAGTTCATGCTGCTGGTGTTGTGGTTGCAAAAGATGATTTAAGAAAGTATGCACCAATAGAATCAAGAGCAGACGCAAATGACGATGTGTCTGGAAGAATTCCAGTCGTGGCATACGATATGGATACGGTTGCAGATATAGGTCTTATTAAGCTAGATGCCCTAGGTCTTAAGACTTTATCTGTAATCTCTGATACTTTAAAATCAATTAAAGATAGATACAGTAAGGATATAAATCTTTACGATATCGCTTTAGATGATAAAAATGTATATAAGATTTTTAATGATGGTTACACAAAGGGTATATTCCAAGCGGAAGCAACTCCATACACCAACCTACTCATAAAGATGCGTGTCGATAAGTTTGAAGACTTGGCTGCATCAAATGCTTTGGTTAGACCAGGAGCTATGAATACAGTTGGAGCTTCTTACATTAAGCGTAAGCATGGTAATGAAGCGGTAAATTATATTCATCCAATCATGAAACCGTTTACAGAAAATACATATGGAGTTATTATCTATCAAGAGCAGGTTATGCAAGCATGCGTACACCTAGGAGGAATGACTTGGTCAGAGGCTGACAAAGTTAGAAAGGTTATTGGTAAAAAGCAAGATGCAAAAGAACTCAGTCCATTCAAAGATAAATTTATTCAAGGCGCTAAAAAGCATATCAGCGCAGAAGAAGCAGACAACCTCTGGAAAACATTCGAAGCTCACGCTGGATACTCATTCAATCGTAGTCACGCTGTCGCTTATTCTATGCTTTCTTATTATACCGCTTGGCTTAAGTGCTATTATCCTTTGGAATTTTTATTCTCGATCCTCAAAAACGAAGGCGACAAAGACGCCAGAACAGGTTATTTGATTGAAGCAAAAAGACTTGGGATTAAAGTAAAGCTTCCCCATGTAAATGAATCAGACGTAAACTTTTCATTACAAAAAGATTCAATTAGATTTGGATTAGCAGAGATTAAATTTATTTCAGACAGTATTGCAAATAAAATTATAGAAAAGAGACCGTATGAAAACTACAAAGACTTTGTTGACAAGGCATCCAAGAAAGGTAGCGGCATTAATTCTAGGGCCATTGCTTCTCTTAACGCTATTGGGGGCGCTGCTTTTGATGATAACCCTAGAAGCGGCAAAGAAGCCGAGTCTTATTACGAATTTTTAGGAATACCTTCCTTTAACCTTTCTAATTTAGACCCAAAGATTAAAGCACAAGCTAGACCAATTGATGAGTTTGAAGAGCTGGGCTCGTTCGTTATGTTTGGAATGGCTAAGGCTATAAAGCGTGGCGCTGGCTGGTCCAGAATTGAGATTGTTGATGAGAGCGGATCAGTTGGTTTATTTGATATAGAACAAACAAAAATAGAAACAAACAAAATGTATTTTGTTCTTGTTGGTGACAATAGAATATCTAGATATGTAGAGGTTGATTTAATTAATAAAGACTCTGAAGATGCTTTTGTTAAATACCTGTATGCACAGTCTTATCCTATTGACGAAAATCAAAGGTTTGTGATAAGCTATACACCATACAAAACAAAAGCTGGCAAGACTATGGCACACCTGGTTCTGTCAGATAAAGATAAGAATCTAAATAGAGCAATTGTATTCTCAAGCATGTACCCATTATCGTTGGCAAAAATGCGAGAAGGAATGATATGCGAACCAGTTCTAAAAACTTTAGAAGATGGAACACTTATGGTTAAGGAAGTAAAATGACAGATAGCACAGAAGATATTTTTAAGACAATGAACGCATCTAGAGTGTTAGTTGCAATTCTAAATAAAATTGGATCAATTGAGATACCAACAGAAGATTTTATTAAGTCTAATGATAAAGACACTCAGCTTTCAGTTTCTTACAATGACGAGTCTAGATCATTTGAGTTTAAGCTAGAGGCAAAGCCTGCAGATTCTGATGAAGAATTGGCTAACAATTAATTAGCATGGACATTCAATTAGATGATATTTTAGCAAAGCTAGATCCTAAAACAAGAGCCAGGGTTCAATCGGCCGTTGATATTCAAATACATAAGCAGCCAACACCAAGCATCGGTTTAAACCTTGCGCTAAATGGCGGATTTGCTTACGGTAGACAGATACTTGTATGGGGAAATAAGTCTGCTGGAAAATCTTCTTTTTGTTTGCAGATGATAGCACTTGCCCAAAAAGAAGGAAAGACTTGTGCTTGGATAGATGCTGAGCATTCCTATGATCCTCAGTGGGCAGAAAAGCTTGGGGTTAACTCAAAAGAGCTAATCTATTCACCAGCTAAAACCATTAACGATATGGTTGATGTTGCAACAAAGCTTATGGAAGCAGGAGTAGATCTAATAGTAGTTGATTCTATTTCAGCATTGCTTCCAGCAATTTACTTTGAAAAAGACGGAAACGAAATGAAAGATTTGCAAGACACTAAGCAGATCGGCGCAGAAGCAAAGGATATGACCCACGCAGTCAAAATGTTAAATTATGCAAACAAAAATACATTACTTGTTCTCATTTCACAACAAAGAAACCAGTTTGGATCTATGCATGCTAGCCACATACCCACGGGCGGAATGGCAGTTAAGTTCTTCTCCTCTACCGTTGTCAAGCTATGGTCTTCGGAAGCCGAAGCTAACGCTATTAAAGCAGGTATTAAAGTTGGCGACAAGATTATTGAACAAAGAGTTGGCAGGCCAGTCAATTGGATTATTGATTACAACAAGGTCGGTCCCCCAAATTTATCAGGACAATACGACTTTTACTACCAAGGGGAAGCTCTCGGTATAGATTATGTTGGAGAAACGCTAGACGTTGCAGAGATGTGCGGAGCTATTGAAAAGGGCGGAGCTTGGTATACAATTAATAAAGAAAGAATCCAGGGACGTGCAAAGGCTGTACAGTACTTACGTGACAATAAAGAAGTGCTTGAAGATATAAGGAAAGAAATTGATGCCAAAAATTAATGAATTTTTTACTTCTAAACCTGAAGTTAATCACAATAGCAACGTTAAAGTAATAGATCAGGAAAGGCCATGCAGTAAATGCAATCTGTCTTCTCCTTCTTATAATTTTGATGAAGTAAGTCTAGAAATGTACTGGAAATGCCCAGATGGGCATGAAACAAAGTACAAGCTAAACTGATGTCTGAAAGAGCAGAAGTAAAAAGAGATGGCGCCAAGGCACAAAAAAATAGTGGCAGAGGCGCTTATCAAAAAGGTGATGCAAAATGGAAAAGCTTTGTAGTGGATTACAAGGAGTCTAATTCATCATTTAATTTAAATAAAGATGTATGGGCTAAAATATGTACAGATACTTTTAAGGTAAGCAGGGATATGCATCCAGCACTTAAAATTATTATCGGTGAGGATTCCAAGGTTCGTCTTGGAATCATAGAGTGGTCAGTTCTAGAAGAGCTGATTGCATTTTGGGAGGAAAATAAAAATGGCTAATCCAATGATTACAATCGTAGGCAGAGTTGGTAGTGAACCAGAAACTGTAGGATCAAATGGTCTTCGTTTTAGGGTTGCAACAAATGATCGTGTTAAGAATGATACTACTGGAGAGTGGGAAGATAAGAACACTTCTTGGTGGACAATCAAAGCCTGGCGCACACTTGCAGAACAATCAAAAGCTGTAATTAAAAAAGGCATGGAAGTTATTATTGTAGGAAAAATTTATGAGGAAAGCTGGACAGATAAAGAAGGCGCAAAGAGAACTTCATACGAGATTAACGCTGACTCAATCTCTGTAACAGCATACACTTTATCTAAGGATAAGGCACCAAGCAATAACGATTTCCCATCATATAAGACATACGCAGAGGTTCCCTTTTAATGAAAGAGATATTTCTTACAACACTGGTTGGTGTTGGCGTAGGAGGGATATTTAGTTTGTTTAAATTACCTATCCCTGCCCCTCCAGTATTTTCTGGATTGATGGGAATCTTTGGCCTATGGCTAGGGTATGGAATAGTTCAAAGGATTATTTAATGACATTTTTTTTAATGGGTTTAATGGTGGGTATTGTATTTGGGTATGGCATGGGCTTATTTGCAGACAAGTGGGATAGGAAAATTAAAAATGACAGAGGATAAAAACACTCTAGAATTGATTAACTCTATAACTGAGTTTAATGATCTGCATGAGTATATGAATGATGCTCAGTTGGATAGAGCATTGGCTGTTATAGTAAAGCTTTTATTGAACCCAGATGTTCCTGCTGCTAAAGCACCACAACTTATTATTGAGCTTCAGGCCATGTCCACTAAGTTTGCCATGATGGCTTCTTACTATTCAACAATAGCAAAAGACAAAGCTGGAACGGCTAATAACAATAAGAAGAATATTTACTATTCAGCAAAGGAGTCCATAGACAAACTTGTAGATGCACTTAAGTATGTCGTTAGGTATAATTTGTAATGGGAAGAAATATAGTAAAGAACTTAAAGTTTAAAAAGCACACAGGGAAGTTCTTTGACCCCGAAGGCTTTGCAGAAATGCTTGATGAGTCCTACAGGAATACCAAAAGAGCTGATGGAGAAATGACAAAGAAATCATTTAGCCCAAGCTCGCTTGGATATGGTCATGGAACCTGCCCAAGATATTGGTACATGGCGTTTTCAGGAGCAGTATTTATTGATAACAATGATGCTGTTGCAGTTGCAAACATGGCACAAGGAACACAAGCGCATGAAAGGCTACAGAATCTAATTAAAACAATGCCTCAATGGGTTGCAGAAGAAGAAGAAATTATTAACGAGTACCCTCCAATCCGTGGATTTATAGACATTATCATGAAGTATGATGATGAGACTGTAATTGGAGAAATCAAAACTGCAAAGCAAGAAGTTTGGGATGCAAGGCAGGCAGAGATGAGCCCTTCAGCAAACCATTTGCTTCAGCTTTTAACATATATGAAGCTTAAGGATGCTAAAGAAGGCTTCTTCCTTTATGAGAATAAAAATACTCAAGAGATTCTTATCATTCCAGTTGTAATGAACGATAAAAATAAGAAGATTATTGAAGATACATTTATCTGGATGAGAGAAGTTTGGGATAACTTTAAAGATGGGGACCTTCCAATGAAGCCAGCAGGTGCCACAAAAACAAAGATGCCCTGCACCTACTGCCCAATTAAAAAAGAGTGCTACTCTAAAGAAACACCTACTGGAACAGTTCAGATAGAAAGATTCCAGGTGCCAGTGCTGTGATTTGTGCTAATTCAGATTGCCTCAACGATAAGAACTTTGAGCCAAAAACTCATAATCAAAAATATTGCTGCGATGAATGCTGCAGAGTTGCAACTAATAAAAAGATTATGGAAAAGTATTACGAGAAAAAAGCTATACGATCTGGACAAAAAAGACACTGTAAAAAGTGCAACTCTAGTTTAAGTAGATACAATACCTCAACTATATGTGCTAAGTGTGATAAAAGCATATCAACTTCAGATAAAGAAAAAGTATTAAGGATGCTAAATGACTCTGGCCAAATTAGCCAAGACTAAAGCCAGTAGGGTGCTGGGCATAGATGCCTCAACATCTTCTGTTGCATTCTGTCTAATGGAAAACAACAAGCCAATAAAGTGGGGCAAGATAATCATACTCGGCAATGATATATATGAAAAGATATACGATGCTAAAGTAAAAACAGCCCTCATGCTTGATGAGCTTAAATCAGACTATATAGCAGTTGAAGGGGCCATACTTGTCAGATCACCAGATGCTGTGATAAAATTGTCATATGTCTATGGTGTTGTGATTGCCGAGCTTATGTCTACTGGTGCCTCTGTCATAACTATATCCCCCAGCTCTTGGCAGGCACATATAGGAAACAAGAATCCAACCAAAGATGAGAAGGAAGCAATAAGATTGTTAAACCCAGGATACGCAGACTCATGGTATAAAAACAAATTGCGTAACATGAGAAAGCAAAGAACTGTTGATTATTTTAACAAGAAGTATGGATTAAATGTAATTGATTTTGACGTCGCAGATAGTTTTGGTATCGCCCATTACGCAAATGAAGTGTTGACAAAGAGGTGAAATTGTACAAGAATAAAGACTGGCTACATAGAAGATATGTTATCCAAAGAAAAAGCATGGAAGAAATTGCTAGCGAATGTGGCGTAACCGTTATGACCATATATAGAGCACTAAAAGAAAAAGGTTTAATTAAATGAAGCTAAAGCCAATTTTTGAAGACTCAAAAGAATTTAGATATGATGACCTTTATTTGCTTACAGTTGGAACTGAAGCAGGGCATGAAATTTTAACAACCTGCCTTGATATTGCTCACATGCTAATTAAAAAGAATATATCATATGGAAACTCAGCTCTAGATCCAGTTCGTATATTTTCAAAGGCGGGACCAAAAGAGCAACTATACGTTAGAATTGATGATAAACTAAATAGACTTATTAAGGGTGAAGAATACCCAGGAGATAATGATATTGATGATCTAATTGGATATCTAATATTGCTAAAAGTTGCTAAAGAATTTGCTATTTCAGTCGACTAGAAGTATAATAAAGTCATATGGAAATTGAATTAGCTGATCACTTTGATCGCATGAATAAAGTAGTTGAAGAACTACTTAGGGGAAACAACCCTACCCAGATTGCTACCCTAACAGGCATTAAGAGGGCAGATGTTATTGACCTGATCGATGAGTGGAAAAATGTAGTCCACAACGACACATCAGCCCGTGAACGTGCTAAGGAGGCTATCTCTGGAGCAGATCAACACTACGCAATGCTTATTAAAGAAGCTTGGAAAACAGTTGAGGATGCAGATCAAGCTGGACAGCTTAGCGTTAAATCTGGAGCGCTAAAACTAATTGCTGATATTGAAGGAAAAAGAATTGGCATGCTTCAAGAAGTTGGACTGCTTGATAACGCAGAACTTGCGGGGCAGATTGCAGAGTCAGAAAGAAAGCAAGAAGTAATAGTAAGAATTTTAAAAGAAGTAACTGCGTCTTGCCCAAAGTGTAAGATGGAAGTTGCTAAGCGTTTGTCTCAAATTACTGGAATTGTTGAGCCTATAGAGATTATTGAGGAAGTAAGTGGAGTTTAATTTTAATGATCTCATTGACATCCTCGATGGCGAAGAGTTTGATGAAAGACCAGTAGACCTTAGAACTTTTGTGACAGACAAAAAATACTTAGGGCTACCAGACTTATCTGAACACCAGTACACGCTTATAGAAAAATCATCTCAGATATATAAAGAGTCAACTTTAATCAAGCTATTTGGTGAAGAAGAAGGATCTCTTAGATACAGGCAGACCTGCAACGAAGTTGTTGCACAGCTTGGCAAGGGCAGCGGTAAAGATTATTGCTCTACTATATCTGTGGCTTATATAGTTTATTTACTATTATGCTTAAAAGACCCAGCGTCATATTACGGTAAGCCACCAGGTGATTCAATAGATATTATTAACATTGCTATTAACGCTCAGCAGGCGAACAACGTTTTCTTTAAAGGATTTAAAAATAGAGTAACACACTCACCATGGTTTGCTGGCAGATACTTTGAGAAGGCATCTGAAATTAAATTTGATAAGAATGTAACGGTATACTCTGGCCACTCAGAAAGAGAAGCATTTGAAGGTTATAACGTTCTTGTTGCGGTACTCGATGAAATCTCTGGCTTTGCTTTAGACAATACAAGCGGACATGATCAGGCAAAAACTGCTAGCGGAATATATGATATGTACAGGGCATCCGTAGACTCTCGTTTCCCAGATTATGGAAAAGTAATACTTCTTTCTTTTCCAAGATTTAAAAATGATTATATTCAACAAAGATATGATGAGATTATATCTGAAAAAGAAATTATTTCTAGGTCACACAAATTTAAATTAGATCCAGATTTACCAGATCATACAGTTGGAAACGAGTTTGAAATATTCTGGGATGAAGACCATATAGTTTCCTACAAGTTTCCTAGAGTTTATGCTATTCGCAGGCCAACCTGGGAAGTAAATCCAACTAGAAGTATTGAGGATTTTAAGATTGCTTTCTACCGAGATGTTACGGACGCTCTGGGAAGATTTGCTTGCATGCCGCCAGAAGCAATAGATGCTTTCTTTAAATCACGTGAAAAAATTGAGATGGCATTTAATGATTTATCATTAGCTGTAGATGGGTTTGGAAGATTTGAAGAATGGTTTAATCCAAAAGAAGAAACAGATTATTACATCCACGTAGACTTAGCTCAAAAGCATGACCACTGTGCGGTTTCTATGGCGCATATTGAAAAGTTTGTTAGCGTAAAGGTTACTGACACATACTCACAGCCAGCGCCAATTGTTAAGGTAGATGCTGTAATGTATTGGACTCCTACTTCAGATAAGTCTGTAGACTTTGGTGAAGTTAGAGATTACATATTGTCTTTAAGGTCAAGAGGTTTTAATATCAAGATATGTACATTTGACAGATGGAACTCTCATGATATGATGCAGCAGCTAAAGCAGTATGGAATTAATACAGAAACTTTATCTGTATCTAAAAAACATTATGACGACATGGCTATGGTTGTGTTGGAAGAAAGGTTAAATGGCCCACACATACCGTTGCTTGTTGACGAATTGCTAGAGCTAAGAATTATGAGAGATAAGGTAGACCACCCTAGAAAGGGTTCTAAGGACTTAGCTGACGCAGTTTGTGGGTCTATCTATAATGCAATTAGTTTAACTAGGGCGGCATTTGGAGATATAGAGGTTCATGATTATTCATCTGTTAAGAAACAGTATAGAGAATCTTTAGCAGCAGATGCCCCTAATCTAATTAGAGCACCTTCTCAAATGCCAAGAGATCTTTCTGATGCATTAAGTGGAATGGAAATAGTATGAGTATATATCAAGAAAAAGCTAAGGAGTGTAAATGCTGCAGCAAGCATGTTCCGCTTCCTACAAGATTAAAAGAATACAATGGTATTCTAATCTGCCCAACTACATTTGATAACATTCATGAGTATAGAAGAGTGTGGTCTGACATTGGGCATAGGCCTCCAGGAAGCATTAGAAAGCATTTTTCAGAGTATGTTCAGCAGATAGTTGAGCAATCTATTGACAAAACTGATAGTAAAATACTATAATTCAACTAGGCAACAGTAGCTTAGTTGGTTAAAGCCCCGAACTCATAATTCGGTAATCGTAGGTTCAAGTCCTACTTGTTGCACAAGGGGGTAATATGTTTGAAGATTATGATGAAGAAGAGATAATGTTAAAAATTCAACATTATCTAGATATTGGTGCAATAAGAGTTGCGGGCTTTACAAAAGATGGAGAAGCTATCTTTGAGCTAAATGAAGATGTTACCCCATTACTTGCTCCAGATTTATGGCAGGCTCATGAAGATTACATAGAGTCTGAATTAATAGATTTAGTTAATAATGATTTAATGCAGGTAGAGTATGATGAGGAGCTAAAAGCTACTTATCATTTTACCAGAGAAGGATTTGATATCGCTAAAAGAAAAGGAATAATTCCTTTAGAAGATATTGAAGATTTTGATTTTTAATAGTATACTTTAGCTATACCTCTGTAGCTCAGAGGAAGAGCAACAGACTTCTAATCTGTTGGCCGCTGGTTCGAATCCAGCCAGGGGTGCGATATGAAATATCATCACTTATAAAATAGGAGAAAAAATGAGCGAAGAAAGATGTCCAGTAACAGGTAGAGCACATTCTACAGAAAACAATACGAACAAAGATTGGTGGCCTAACAGACTAGATCTATCAGGATTGCGAAATCATTCAGAAAAGTCTGACCCCATGTCAGATGATTTTGACTATGCTACAGAGTTTAATAGTTTAGACCTTGATGCTGTAAAAGATGATATCAATACTCTTTTAACTACCTCGCAAGATTGGTGGCCTGCAGATTACGGAAACTATGGTCCTTTCTTTATTCGCATGGCGTGGCACTCTGCTGGTACATACAGAACAACTGATGGACGTGGTGGTGCTGGAGAAGGTCTGCACAGATTTGCTCCACAAAACTCGTGGCCAGATAATGGTAACTTAGACAAGGCTCGCAGACTATTATGGCCTATTAAGCAGAAGTATGGCAAGAAGATTTCATGGGCAGACCTAATGATTCTTGCAGGCAATGTATCTCTTGAAAACATGGGATTTAAGACATTTGGTTTTGCTGGTGGACGTGCAGATGTTTGGGAATCAGATGACACATACTGGGGTGCAGAAAAAGAATGGCTTGCAGATAACCGCTATAGCGGAGACCGTGAATTAGAAAATCCCCTTGCTGCTGTACAGATGGGTTTGATTTATGTAAACCCTCAAGGACCTAACGGAAACCCCGATCCAGTTCTTTCTGCACGAGATATTCGTGAAACCTTTGCTCGTATGGCAATGAATGATGAAGAGACTGTTGCACTTATTGCAGGTGGACACGCATTTGGTAAGGCACATGGCGCTGGAGATCCTTCACATGTTGGTCCAAACCCAGAGGCTGCTCCTATTGAAGAGCTTGGTCTCGGATGGAAGAGCTCTTTTGGCAAGGGAAATGCAGAAGACACAATAACAAGTGGTATTGAAGGTGCATGGACTGCAACTCCTACTAAGTGGGATAACTCATACCTTAAGCTATTGTTTAAGTATGATTGGAAGCAAACCAAATCACCTGCTGGCGCAACGCAATGGATTCCTTCAGATGAGTCTGCTGCTAATTTAGTTCCAGATGCACACATTGAAGGAAAGTTTCACGCTCCAGTAATGACAACAGCAGACCTTGCAATGAGATTTGATCCAGAGTATGAAAAAATTTCACGAAGATTCCTTGAAGACTTTGATTACTTCTCAGATGTCTTTGCTCGTGCATGGTTTAAATTAACACACAGAGACATGGGTCCTATTTCAAGATACCTTGGTAAGGAAGTTCCTTCTGAAGTATTAATCTGGCAGGATCCAGTTGGAAATGTAACAAGAACTACATTGGTACAAGAGGAAGTAGATATCATTAAGGAAAGAATTATTGAATCTGGGCTTTCTGTTTCTGATTTAGTTGCAACTGCTTGGGCATCTGCATCAACATTCCGCAAGACAGACAAGCGTGGTGGAGCTAATGGTGCAAGAATTGTTCTTGCTCCACAGAATACATGGGAAGTAAATGACCATGAAGCTATTAACAGAGTAGTTTCTGTTTTAAATAGTATTAAGGCAGACTTCAACGTATCTCTAGCAGATCTAATTGTGTTTGCTGGAAGCGTTGGTGTCGGAATTGGTGCTAAGAATTCTGGATTTGGTGCTGATATCACTGCAAAGTTTATGCGTGGAGATGCAACGCAAGAGCAGACAGATGTTGAATCATTTGCAGTTCTTGAACCAAAGTTTGATCCTTTCCGTAACTATGTTCATTGGAGCATTACAGAGCCAGAAGAGGTACTACTAGTAGAAAAAGCTAATCTTCTAGGCTTAACTCCAGTAGAATTAGTTGTACTGTTATCTGGTCTAAGAACATTAGCTAAAGATAAGCTAGACAATAGCTATTTAGTTGAATTACTTTCATATACCAATGCAAGCCAGGCAGTAAACATTCCTCGTGTAGATCTAATTCTTGCATCTAACTCAGAGCTTAGAGCGATTGCAGAAGTATATGCATCAGATGATGCTAAAGAAAAGTTTGTAAATGATTTTGTTTCAGCATGGACAAAGGTTATGAATGCTGATTTATTTATTAAGGAGAAAAAGTAATGAGAAGTGCAATGTTTTATTTAGCACATTCAACAGCAATTGTGGGTTTAATGATTGGCTCATATGTTTATGGGTTTAAGCAAGCATCTCAAAATGCAAAGGAAAAAGTTTTTTCTTTTAATAAAAAGAAATAACATGGCCTAGGGTAAAATAATTACCTATGCCCCATAGCTCAGTTGGTAGAGCGCCGAACTGTTAATTCGGATGTCCCTGGATCGAGGCCAGGTGGGGCAGCGTTCCTATAGCTCAGCTGGTAGAGCAGCAGACTTTTAATCTGCGGGTCGATGGTTCGATACCATCTGGGGACACTATTAAATAAAAAGGGGGAACTATGAAAAAAGATACAAATACTAGATCAATCTGCTTTGATGACATACTACTTGTCCCTAAAAAGTCTAATATAGTTACAAGAGGTAACATAAAGATAGACACTGTAGTTGGTAACCCAATTAGACCAGAAGCTTTTATTCATTTAAGATCTCCTTTAATCATGGCTCCTATGGATTTTATTACAAGCAACGCCATGATAGAAAAGGTTGTATCTTTTGGAGGCATGGCTATACTTCCAAGATACGCTAATTTTGATCAAAGAATAAATAGATTAAATACAATACCTTTAAGCGTAGATAAGAAGTTGCTTGGCTTTGCCATATCTATTGAAGAATCAAGAGATGAAAGATGTATTAAAACTTTAAGGGATCTGGGCATAACAGTATTTCTTTTAGAGGTTGCTCTAGGACATTTAAAAATTGTAGTTGATGCAGTAAGAGATCTTAGGCTGTTGGTAGATTCTAGTGTTCACATTATGGTTGGAAATGTTTCTTCATACGAAGCGTACCAAGACTTAATGGATGCTGGCGCTGATTCCGTTAGAGTTGGGATTGGTGGAGGAGCAGCGTGTACAACTAGAGTTGTCACAGGGTTCGGGGTACCAGTTTTATCATCAGTTATGGATGTGTATGAAAACATTAATAACTTTGAGGTAAACGGAATAATATCAGATGGTGGAATTAAGAATAACGGAGATGTTGCAAAAGCTTTGGCAGCTGGAGCTTCTGCAGTAATGATGGGATCTTTCTTTTCTGGACACGATGAATGCGATACTGACAAAGACGGTAAACATGTATTTAGAGGTTCTGCTTCAATGGAAGTTCAAAGAGACAATAACCCAGACCTAGTTAAAGATTTAAAAAATTTATACGTTGAAGGAGTATCAGGCTTTGTTAGCCCTAAAGGCCCAGTAGAGTATTCTTTGAATATGCTTTTAAATAACGTAAAGAGTGCCTTGTCTTACTCTGGATCAGAAAACCTATTAGACTTTAGACAAAATGCTACCTACATTGAGGTTTCATCAATGTCTAACTTAGAGTCTGGTCATAGATGATTAGCAAAATAGATGAGCCATTTAACTATAAGTTTCACGGGAAGTTCGACGTATCAAAAATATCAGATCACATATTGCAATATTCCGATGAGTGGTTTGTAGACAAAGAAAGACAAATGTCATACGAAGTGCATAAAGAAACCAACTCTATATTTATTTATGACCATACAACTAACTGGTTCTTCGGCAATAAATATGCTTTAAAAGTAAATGATAGTCAGTCAGTTATGATTGATCTTGTTTCTCCAATTGTTAAAAGTCTTGAGTTAATTCATGATGGTAGGGTTGGCAAATGTCTTTTTATTAAGCTTCCTGAAAATAAAAATGTTGGAGAGCATACGGATAAAATGGACTACTTGGGGGCAGTTAGAAGGCACCACATTCCAATAACAACAAATGAAGATGTACTTTTCTTTGTTAATAAAGAAAGCAAAAACATGAAGGTGGGAGAATGTTGGGAAATAAATAACAGCCTCCTTCATAGCGTAGAAAACAATGGAAGCACAGAGCGAATTCATCTTTTGCTAGATATATTGCCTAACAAGTTTATTAAATGATCTATTCAGCAAAGCATAACTTTTTGTTATTAAAAAATTATAAAGTTGGTAGCACATCCCTAGAGGTTGAGCTATCACAAGTTTTAGATGATTCTGCAATTGTTACACCAATTTATCCAGAAAATTTATTGCATAGGCCAAGGAACTTTAATAACTTTCATAATCATATCACTTACATTGAGCTTGAGGGTCTGTTGGGCAAGGAGGTTCTTGATAAAGCGGAGTCCGTTGTTTTTGTAAGGAACCCATTCGATGTAGTCTTATCTCATATGTATATGTCATTTTCTTGGAGCGGCATAAATATACCATCTGTATCTGATGTAGATAAATACTTTAGTAATAAAACTATACTAAATAAGATTACTAGCCACAAGTCAAGAAGTATATATACAAAAGATGGCATGGTGATGGCAAAAAATGTATATAAGTATGAGAATGGCCTAGATCAAATTAACAAGACGTTAAATAATGTGGGCATAGACTCAATAGTAATTAATGCCAAAGAAAAAATGTACAAGCCTAAAGACATTAAGCCTGTAGATATTTTTGAACCAAGACATATTGAAGAGATATACGAAGACTGGTCTTGGGAGATAAATAAGTTTGACTATGCTCCCAGCCCTATGGTACTATAGTTTAGTGGAAAGGAATCCTATGATTATACAAATAATTGGTCTCCCAGGATCTGGCAAAACAGAACTTGCAAAGGCTTTAAAAGAAAGAATTAACGCTATTCATCTTAATGCAGACGAGGTTCGTGCTACAGTAAACTCCGACCTAGGATTCACACCAGAAGACAGATTAGAGCAAGCAAGACGCATGGGCGAGATGGCAAGACTAATATCTAAGCAGGGCGTTGCTCCAGTCATTGTAGATTTTGTATGCCCAACAGAATTAACTCGTAAAGCATTTGGAAAGCCAGATATTTTAATCTACATGGAAACAATTGAAGAAAGCAGATTTGAAGATACTAATAAAATGTTTGAAGTACCCAGCAATTTTGACATGGCTTTTATTAGTCATGAGTGGAACGCAAACGAAAAAGCAACAGAAATTATTAAGCAGTTCAGACTACATGACTGGTCTGCACCCACAACACTTATGCTAGGTAGGTACCAGCCTTGGCACGAAGGCCACCACGCCCTTTACAAGGAGGCTGGCAAGAGAACTGAGCAGGTACTTCTGGGAGTCCGTAATACCTATAATACAAGTGAGAAAGATCCTCTTAGGTTTGATCAGGTAAAAGAATATATCGCCAAAGATGAATTTATGGATGGTGCATTAGTACTAAGACTACCTAACATAACAAATATTGTATACGGTAGAGATGTAGGATATAAAATTGAACAAGTAGATTTGGGGGCAGACATTCATGCTATATCGGCTACGCAAAAACGTAAAGAGATGGGTATCTAAAGTCTGGAACTTGATTACTAAGCCTAACAATATGGAGTGGCCATCATGAAGGTAACCAAACAAAGATCAGCATTAAAGGCTATTACATGGCGTATAATTGGTACAGCAGACACTTTTGTAATATCCTGGGCAATAACAAAAGAGCCAGTAACAGCAGGAGCAATAGCAAGTTTTGAAGTATTTACAAAGACAATTCTTTATTACTTCCATGAGCGTGGTTGGAATAAAGTTAAATGGGGGAGAAAATAATGTTTGAATATTATGTAAAGAAAGTAAGTAAGGTTGTAGACGGAGATACTATTGATGTAGATATTGATCTTGGGTTTGATATATCATTTACTTCAAGAGTCAGGTTAGCTGGGATAGATACTCCAGAAAGTCGTACAACAGATAAAATGGAAAAAGCATTAGGTCTTGAAGCCAAGGCTTACCTTAAGAGTGCAATTGACTCAGCTAAATCTGTTGTTATCAAAACAGAAAAGATGGACTCATCTGAAAAGTATGGTCGCATTTTAGGATGGGTTTTCTTGGACGGATCAGATAAGTCTATTAATCAAAAGATGATTGAAGACGGACATGCTTGGGGCTATATGGGAGAAACAAAGATTAAAGACTTCGATGCATTAGCAAAAGCTAGGAAGAAAAGCGGGAAGTAGTGCCAGTATACGAATATAAGTGTTCATATGATGATGCACATGCAAAAATGTCAGTACACAGACCAATGACTGAAGATGATCCTGGATACACATGCATAGAGTGTGAATCTGATATGACACGATTTTTTACTACAGTTGGTGTACAGTTTAAAGGTAATGGCTTTTATAAAACAGATAATCCTAAATAGCTAAGTGGTATAATTACTCAATAGGCATTTTGCTTATTTAGGAGCCATAGTTGAAAAGGGAAAAATTATTTAGAATAACAGCGTCCATAATGCTTGCATTTGGATGGCTTTTTATGTCCCCCGCCTATTCTGATGACCCATTAAGCTTGGCAGCTCAAGAAATTGAAGAGCTAAATAACAGCATTGACGACCTTGGTTATAAGGATGAATTTATATCCCTAATTGAAGAGGCAGAAGATAAGTATGCCATTGCAGTATCTGCAAAAGAAACACAAACTCAGACCTCTGCCACATATGATTCGTCCCTTGTCTTAAAAGCCACGGCGGGAGAAGAAAAAGCATCAGCCCAATCAGCCGTAGATGGACAGACAGTAGTAGTTGCAACTGCCCTAACTAATAAAAATAATGCCCAAGATGCTCTTGATATAGCCAACATAAACTTATCAACCCAATCTGGCTCAATAACTGATATTACAACAGAAGATTTTAATAATAATAGTATAAATAATGGTAGACAAAATTGGCCAGCAGGTGCTCTTAGTATATTTATAGTTGAATCAATAGACTCAAATGGAAACTCTGTGGGCACTGAGGTTGCAATAACTTCAACAAATAATGGTGGATATTTTTATGGAAGCGACCAGGTTCCAAGTAATGATTATACAAACCCACCAGCACTACATCTTAAATTACCAAGTCAAACACTTGCTTTTCGTGTTGCCAATTGGAGTGGGGGAGCAGTTACTCAGGTTAAATTTTCCGTTTATGCAAAAAATGGAGATGCCACTGCTATGGTCAGGCATACAGATGGAACAACATATAACTTTACAATTCAAGACAATGTTAATTCAAATTATCCAGGATTTGTTCATCAAGAGGTTTTAGATGCCCTACCTGGTAAACAAATTCATGAGATATATTTTTGGGCAAATGCTGACTGGTATATTATTGATAATGTAATTATAAAAACTATTATAGGAAGTGCTCCAAGCCAAGAGTTAACTGATGCAGTTACCTCAGCACAGGCTGTATACAATGACAAACTAAATGTTTATAACCAAGCAGTATCAACACTTAATGGTTACAATCAAACACTAACTAATAAAACAACTGAGGCTGAGAATGCAAGTTTAAATGTTGTAGCGGCATTACAAAATAAAAATAATGCTATTAGTTCATACAATCAAGCAATCAGTAATGTTAATAATGCAATTGATGACGCATGGCGTTACTATGACGAGCAACTACAAAGAGAAATTCAATCTGCTATTGCACAAGCAGCAGCCAACGCTGCAGCCAATCAGCCTACCCCAGAACCAAGTCCTGAACCAACTGCTGAAGAGCCACCTACTCCTGAGCCAAGTCCAGAACCAACACCAGAAGAGCCTCCTACACCAGAGCCAAGCCCTGAACCAACACCAGAAGAGCCTCCTACACCAGAGCCTTCTCCAGAGCCTACAGTGGACCCTACAGAAGAGCCTACACCTGAGCCTACCCCTGAGCCTACCCCAGAGGAATCACCAACTCCTGAACCTACCCCAGAACCAACTGAGGAGCCTGCCCCAGAACCATCTCCAGAACCTGGACCAGAACCAAAGCCAGAAGAGAACCCTTGGAATGAACCAGATGTAGAAATTACTGATAAAGTATTAGCAGCACTTGTTCCTGAAAAAGGAACGGGAACAGAAGAAGATCTATCTAATGTTATTGCTAACCTTACAAGCAGTGATAATAAGTTAGTTACTCTTTCCCCTGAACAAGTAACAGCAGTTAGCCAAACACTTAGAGCATTGACTCAAGAAGCTAAGGTTGAAGTTGCACAAGACCTTGGCATTAAGCCTTCGGAAGTTGCACAGATTGCTGAGCAGATGAAGTCTAACCCAGCACTGGCAGAAGCATTCGTTGAGTTCTCAGATAGAGAGGCGGAGGCAGGAGAAACTCCAATGCCATTTACATTAGCAGATGCAGTAACAGAAGTACAAACAGAAGCATTCCTAGCAGACCCACTTGGAGCAGTATTTGAAGTGGATGTTACAGAATTACTATCTAATTTCTCTGAGTTAGGTATGGATATGACAGATGATCAGAGAGAAAAAGCGCAGGAAGTAATTGTCCCAGTGGTCATTGCATCACAAATTGCAGGGGCAATGATAAGGAGGAACAAATGAAAATAATCAAAAAAGCATTTAGCTTATTGGGCAAAGCAATAAAAGGATTAATTAAATGGTTTAAAGATGCAGGTATGGAATTAATTGCACAGGCATTCACCCTCCTTGGCTTCTTTATTGCATGGCTAACACTAACGGGCTCAGCAAGAGACATTGTAGGCATTGCAGTATTGGCAGTAACAATAATATGGTTAATTACAATACCACTAAGAAAAGAGGATAAATAATGGCTAAAGCATATCTAGAAGATCCAAAGCAGGTAGGCTCAGGAGCAATTGCAAATATTAATAATATTGTAATGAGAATAGTTGCAGTATTTGCAGCATCTGGACTATCAGTAATTGGAGCAGGAGCAATTGTAGGTATTGAAACCTATAAGGCAGTTGTATTAGCAGGTACTCTTGGCGTTGCCACCGTAGTTGAAAGGCTTGCACGAGGTTTTTTAGATGATGGAAAACTTACTGTGACAGAGATAAATGCGGCATTTTTGGCAGTAGACAAAAAATCTAATAAGCAATAGTACTGCTAAAAAGTCATAGAAATGGTATACTATTCCTATGACACAAGGTCGTCTTTATTTAATTAGGAGAAAAAAATGACAGCAGATCAGGGAACAGCAGCAAGATTAGTAGAAGTTGCATTGGCAGAAGTTGGAACAATTGAAGGCCCAAAAGACAATGAAACAAAGTACGGCAAGTTTGCAAAGGCAAATTTTCAACCATGGTGCGGTTCATTTGTTATGTGGTGTGCAGATCAGGCAGGGGTAAAAGTCCCAAATACCGTATACACTCCAGCAGGTGCACAAGCGTTTATTAAATCAGGTGCATGGCAGATGGCAGAAGCAGCTACACCAGAATCTGGAGACATAGCCTATTTTGATTTCCCATCAGACGGCGTGGATAGAATTTCTCATGTAGGAATTGTTGTCGCTGTTAACACAGATGGTACAGTGGATGTTGTAGAAGGAAATACATCTTCAGATAAGAAAGGCGATCAAAGAAATGGCGGAGAGTGCTGCCTAAAGAATCGTGCTTATAAGAAGAAGAATGGTTCAAAACTTCGCAGAAGCCAGACAGTAGGAATTGTAGGATTTGGAAGACCCTCATTTGGTAAGCCAGCAGTTAAGAAAGCCGCAGCTCCAGTTAAGAAAGCCGCAGCTCCAGTTAAGAAGTCAGCACCAAAATCTGGCGGCGGAAAAACTTCAGCTGTTAAATAAATGAATAAATATTCTATTAAGATAGAGATAACAGCAGTCATTGAGGCTTTTAATGAGGATGATGCTAAAGACTATGTTAATGAGATATTTGGTACTGATGAAGAGGTTCAATCAGTAAAAATTGTGAGCGTAAAAGAAAAGAGATAGTTTTGTCTTTAGTTATAGAAAGACCAGAAACAAATATTGTATACTTTAAAGGTGTAATAAAAAATTATCAAGAAATAATTGATGCCATAGAATCCCTTTCTAACGACGCTGTCAGCGACTGGAGGCCCTGGAATGGGCACGGAACTGATACTAGATATGGCGATATTAAAGATGTACGCAAAGATAAAATAGTAGAAATTAATTCTGATAAAGATAGAGCCAAGGCAGCTTTTGCCATTAATTGCTTAACAAATAAGATGTCTGAATGTGCTATTGAATATGCAGATATATTCAATATAGATAGAGATGCTTTGTATTATGCCGTTTCATTGCTAACTGATCCAAGAACAACAATGGGAATAAATAAGTATGATGAAGGTGCCTTCATGGGATCCCATGTTGATTTTAATGAAGACAACTACTATTTGGCATACACTATCGTTGTTTATCTAAATGATGATTATGAGGGCGGAGAGCTTTACTTTAATGATTTAGATATAACAATAAAGCCAGAGGCAGGTAGCGTAATAATGTATCCGTCTTCCGCCCCATATTCTCATCAGTCTTTAAAGGTTTTAAAGGGAAGAAAGATATTAATAACTCATCATTGGCAAATGATTTTGCCCCCAAACGGTTGACATCCAGCGTGTTGGTCATGTATAATTATAGACATAAGGCAATTTAAATATGCTAAACCTAACAGAACGTGGAGTAGATATTCTAATAAAAAGATGTGATAACTTTTATTGGAACAACTACGATTTAATAGCATGGGAAAAAAATAGTAGCGGATATTTTAATCTCAAGGGTATTTATAGAAATAATTCCTGGGGAATCGCAAACGAGTTTCCAGTTAATTCCAAAGGTATATGGTCAATTCCGCTAAAACATGTCAGACATTTTAAATAAATTAAATTCAGACCAAGATTCTATAAGATGGTGGGATTTAGCAGCATGCAATGGCATGGACACCAATCTCTTCTTTGATAAGTATGAGTCTGATGTTCAAATGGCTAATGCAATTGATCAATGTTGTTTATCGTGTCCAGTTATAAAGATGTGCTATAGGTCTGGAGTTGATCAAGACGAGTACGGGGTTTGGGGCGGAGTTTTTCTGTCTTCTGGATTGGTGGACAAAATAAAGAATGTACATAAAACTAAAGATACTTGGAAGCAGCTAAAGGTAAAGCATGGCATCTAATGTCTATGACAATAAACACTTTAAGTATGGAATGAATCAGTGGACTGGTGAACCTAATAAGCCAGTCTTCTACACGGAAGAAATGAAAAAGAAAGTATGGGAGTTAAAGAAGCCCATGTTTTTATTACTGGACATTGTAAAGTATCCAGATTTTTTGGCATTAAGATTATACGAAGATAACTTCATACAATTTGACGGCACAGAAAAAGAAAAAGTTATTGATTATGTTTCAAAAGTTAAAAACCTACTTGAGTCTTATGGTGTTCGAGTAGAACTAGAAGGAGTACCAGCAAATTGAGCGAAAAAATATTATGTTATTCATGTAACAAGACAAAAAACAAGCTAAACTTAAAGAAGTCTTCCTTGCTACCAATTAATTTATTTATGTGCCAAACATGCATAGATGAAAAACTTGAGCCAAGGTGGGTAGTTTTAATCGCTGGAAGGCAATTTGGCCACGAAACAGTTAAAGATTTTATACACAAAAGAAAGTATCTTGGCGCAGAAATAACAGCTTCTGAACTATTAATTTAAATTAAATATAAGGTATAATATGATATATAATGGAAATATCATACATAACCATAGTGGTTTCAATATTAGCAGCAAGCTTAAGTGGTTTTGGTACCGCCATCGTTGCTGGTATTAGAGACGGCAAAAAAGAAAAAAATAGGCGGGAAGAGAAAGAAAAAGACCAGCTCAGATTAGATATGAAAGATCTTAAGATTGAATTATATCAATTAGAGAAAGAGTTAACTGAGTGGAAAGACAAATATTATAAGGCCATTCAGGATTTAATTGAAATGAAATCTGAACTAGATAATGTAATAAATCAATTAAATCACTTAGAATATCATGAGATGGTGGACACAGAATAATTAAAATAGTACAATAGCAATATGACTTGTATTGTTGCTATTGCCCAAAATGGTGTCGTTTATATGGCATCAGATCATGCTGCCTCAGATGAAAAAACTGGCTGGATCCTGTCAAGAAAAGAGCCTAAAGTTTTTAAAGTAGGACAATACGGAATCGCATTCACGGACTCATTTCGTATGGGACAAATTTTACAATACATGTGGGCTCCACCAAAATACACGCCAACTAAAACTAATTCTGGTTTAGATAAGTTTATGAGAACTAAATTTGTTGATTCGGTTAAGGCTGCATTTAAAGAGCATGGATATGGAAGCATTGGATCATCCTCAGAAGAAGACACTGGTGGAATTTTTATAGTTGGAGTGTGCGGTAGACTCTTTACCATAGATGAAGACTTTCATGTTGGAGAAAATATAGTTAACTACATGGCGGAAGGAAGCGGCGGACAGATAGCGCTTGGAGCCCTTCATGCAACAAAGAAACAGCAAAACCCAAGACTAAGGCTTAAAGCAGCATTGGAAGCAGCAACTGAGTTTAATATGAGCGTAGCTGCCCCCTATACATATATTCAAGTTTAGTGTATACTTAGACAATGGACATCAACGACCTAAGACCAGATTATTCTCATTCAATGGACGTACGAGGTGTTCCAACACACATATGTCCGTGTGGTTGTGAAGTGTGGAACCTTAAAGTCCTTTTTGATAATTGTGAAATTGCAACTTACTTTTTAGACATGGAGTGTGCCAATTGTGGCACACTAGCAACGGCGCCAACGCCACTGGATAGAGAAGAAGAACTATGAGAGCACAAAGAAGAATTGATATGCTAGAGCTCGAGCTATTTAAGCTTAGAATTGAATTAGATATAATGCATGAGATTATGAGCAACGTAATTAATACTCAGGTACAAGTGGCGGAAGCAAGAAATATGGATTCTGGCAAGTGGTATCCACGCAAGAACCCAAATCAGAATTCATAATCTGTTGACAAACACTATACTATTTAGTAAGATTAGCTTTATGAAAAAACTAATAACTACTATGGCACTAATCGCCACAACAATCGCAATCACCGCAATGCCTGCACAGGCAAATCTAAAGCCAAAGACATCTGTTCCAACATTGGCTATCCTAGATACAGCACTAGATACATCAATCCCATCAATTTCTTCTAAGGTAGTTGCAGAGGTTTGTATCCTTGATTGGCCTTCTTGCCCAAATAAGAAATCTTTTATGGAGGGTGCAGGAGCATCAATTCTTCCAATGAGCATGCTATCAACAAATAATTTTAACCATGGAACACAAATGGCTTCTGCTGCAATTGCAGCCAATCCAAACCTTAATATTGTGTTTGTTAGAATTGTTGGAAATACAACAAAGGGTGGTCAGCAAACTTACGGACTAAACACCCTTGTAAATGCTTTAACTTGGGTTAACAACAACAAGGCTAAGTACAACATTGTAGCAGTTGCATCAGCGCATGCTACAAATGCTCCAGTCATTAAGCGACCTGCAGGAACTGCTTATTGCTCTGCAACCCCGCTTGATGCAGTAATTTCTAACTTAAATAATTCTGGAGTGCCAGTATTTTTTCCTTCTGGTAACAGCGCTGGAAACGCAAGCATGAAGAATAAGATTGAATGGCCAGCATGTATTAGCCAATCAATTGCAGTCGGTGGAGTTGAAACTCTAAATCTAGATAAGCCTCAAGTTTCTTTAACAAGTAACTACGATGCCAACCTTGTAGATCTATGGGGTGAGATCCAGCAACCAACTATATATCCTGGAAATGTTAATGGACATTCTTATGGAACATCTGTTTCCGTTCAGGTAGTTGCAGCAAAATATGTATACTTAAAGTCACTTAAGCCAACGCTGACATCAACAGAGCTAATTTCATTAATGAAAACAGCTTCTGATCCAGTAGAAAACTCTCATGGACAAAAAGTTTATCTGTTTAATTTGAGTAAAGTAATCAATGGATAGCAAGTTAACTATCCTTGAAGAAATAATCAAGGAGATTGGCGAGGAGTTGTACCAGAAATGGTACAACGCCCTTGCCATTGAAGATAGAACAGAAGAAGCATCAAAAGCAATGTCTACAAATGCTGGTGAGACATCATTGTGGGTAATCCAAACATTTATGAATAAGTTTAATAATGCAGCGGACGAACTAAAAGGAGAGTAAGTTGATAGTTACAGACGAAAGCTTTAGTAGGGTGCTAGATTATCATAATCTAGTCCTTATTGATTTTTGGGCTCCATGGTGCGGACCATGCTTGAAGGTGTCTCCAATACTAGATGAGATATCTAAAGAGCTTGGATTATGGGTCGGCAAACTAAATGTTGATGAGAATCCTATCAAATCAGCAGAATACTCTGTAACATCTATACCTTATATGGTACTATTTAAGAAGGGTAAGCCAGTAAAAACTATTACTGGTGCAAAACCTAAGCATATTATGCTAGAAGAGCTTTCAGAATGGATCTAGAGAATATAGATTCAGATCATTTAGAGTTTGAGATATGGCTCAAAAGTGGTTACGATAGAGGATGGATATCAGATGTATTTTGTAATACACATGATGGCCCACCACTAACAGATGAAGAAGAACAAGAATGGAATGAGGGTGGAGACCCATGTTCATTCCATGTAAAAGTAAATGAACTAAACTAACATTCTGTGTTCGCAAAGACCGCAGAGGAAACAAGGAGAATAAATTAAATGAACTCATTTAAGAAAATCGCACTAGCCATGGTTGCAGCCATGACTTTGGGCACAATGGTAGCAACACCTGCAAGTGCTGCTGTAATGACAGTCGCTGTATCGCTTGACACTGTAGCAAACACTACGGCATCAGCAATTGCAACGCCTGCATCATTGCCAGTACCTGCAGACAACTCAGTTGATGCAGCTGACGCACTAAAGTTTATTGCAACAGTTGATGTTGGAACAAGTGTTTCAGTCGTAGCAACAAACGCAACAATCGTGTCTGCACTACACACAACTGCTGCACCAGTAGGAGCAACATCAGGATCATCATCCTTGACAATTGCAACTGGTACAGGAACAACAGCAACATTCTATGTCTACACAAAGACAACAGCAATTGGTACAGTTGTAATCACAAATCAGGGTACAACTCTTACCTACTACGTTCAGGGAACTGCTGGTAAGATTAATACTCTTACAGTATCTGCCCCTACCGCTGGTGCTGCTGGCACAAAGCAAGACATCTCAGTAACTGCAACAGACACATTTGGAAACAAGGTATCTGCTAAGTCAATTACTGCAATTGTATTTGCTTCAACAGCAGTTATGGACACAGCAACAGTAACAACTGGTGCTACACTTTCAGATTTTGGTGTTGCCAAGTTTGTTGCAACACTTCCAGCAACTGGAACACGCTCACTAATCACATTTTCACCTACAACATCATCAGATGCAACAACTGTAGATGTAGTTGGTCTTCCTGCTCGTGCACTAGCACCATTTGCAGAAATTACAGTTCGTGATCTAGTTTCAGAACTTGCAGCACAAACTGCTGCTAAAGATGCAGCACTTGCTGCTAAGGCAATTTCAGATGCTGCAGTCGTAAAGGCTGCTGCAGATGCTGTTGCTGCTAAGGCTGCTTCAGATGCTGCTCTTGCAGCAGAAAAGGCTGCTTCTGCAACTGCACTTGCTGCTGAAAAGGCTGCTTCTGCTAAGGCACTTGCTGATGCTAAGGCTGCTTCAGATGCAGTTGTCCTTGCTAAGGATGCAACTATTGCTAAGTTAACAGCAGATAATGCTGCTGCACTTAAGTCAATCAAGGATGCTTTCAATTCACTTGCAAAGAAGTGGAATGCAAAGAATCCAAAAGCTAAGGTTACCCTAATCAAGTAATTTTTAAGGGCAGTGGGAAACCACTGCCCTTAAATAGGGAACTATTATGGATATACTTTCACAATTTAAAGAAGCATCGGTTAAAGAAGAAGCCGTATTTATTGAAAATTATTTTAAAACAACATTTACATGGCAAAATGCTTTAGACTTTATATACAAGCAAACAATTGATAAAAACATAGAATTAGAAGAAAAAGTTAGAAATCAAGATGATAGCGTACACGTCAATGGAAACATTTTGACTCAGCATCCGTTCTGGCTTGCCCCACAAACTGGATTAGTTTGGGAAGAGTTCCCAGAAATAAAAGATTTTTTACACAAAATAAATTTAGATTCAGAATACGATCATGACTTTTCAAATTGCGATTACTATAGAGAATGGGATGCTAGAAATTGCTCCTGTAGTGCTCTTTGGCATAGCGAAGGAATAAAGGTTTCTTTAGGAGAAAAAACAGTAAATGAACATAGCGATCCTTGGCCAGCCTGCTACTTACAATCGATAGGAACTTCTTTTTGGGAAATAAAAGGAAAAAGCTCAAAGGCAGTTTATGAATTAAAAGAGGGAGATCTTTTGTTTTTCCCTAAAAAAACAACACATCGTGTTTGGGCTAAGGGCCCTAGAGTTGGATTTCTTATAAATGCTGATATAAATAAAGATATTGCTAAAGATCTTTGATAATGGTACAATTAAATAATGAATGGGATTACTATCATATAATTCAAAAAAAAGTTCTAAAAGAATTAATTGAAGAGATGGAAATCTTAGAAATACCACCAGACTGGAGACCAAGAGAGGTCTTAAGTTTAGTACTTAGAAAATTAAAAGAAAAAGAGGCAGCATGCTAAATAGTAAAAAAAGTATATATAAGTCAATCACATGGCCGTTTGTACATGTATTTTTTGTAGGCGGACTACTTTATATTGTAACTAAACTTCTCACAGGAGAAGCTGAATGGGAGTATATTGGCATTGGAGCAATTTCGTATTTGTTCGTAGAAATGTCATTTTACTATATGCATGAAAAAATCTGGGAAAAGATTAAGGCTAAGTAATTAACTTAATGAGTTTATTAAATAAATGTGAAGTAAAAGAATGTGCTGGAGAAGCTAAATACATAACTTCTGCAGAAAGCAAAGTAGTTAAAGTATGTAAGACCTGTTATAATAAAATTTATAAGAGATAATAGCCAAAGGAAAAAAATGGAAATCCTAATCAGTCTATTAAAGACATTTCAGGCTAATTCAGTTGTATATACTGATTTGGTAAGAGGGCTTTTTTGGAATAATGAGTCAACTCTAATGAGACAATCTAGAATTGTTTATGAAGAAATTTATGAGAACTCAGAAAAAGCTGTTCATGAAACATCTACTTGGCTAAGAAAGCTTGGAGCAGAGGCTTCGTATACACTTGAAGATTATGCGAAGTACCAGTCACTTGGAAATGTTAAGCCAGACACATATTGCGGCGTTGAGATGGCAATCCATTTAGTTCCAATTAATAAAAAGATGATTGAAGACATTAAGGTTTTGATCTCTATTGCAAATGCAAATAATGAGTACGGATTATCTTCGTACCTATCTAATCGACTGTCTGCTCATCAAGAGTGGAACTGGTTCCTTGAGTCAAGCTTAAAGCTTCCTCCAAACCCATGGAAGTCATTGAAAGACTAATTTGTCACAATACAAGATTGGCGCAGTACAGATAGACGTAAATGGTCTATGTAATGCTGGATGCTGGTTTTGCCCAGTTTCTTACGAAGGAAATCCAAAATCTGCCATTAGAGATATGGAGTTGGGGGAGTTAGATCACATACTCTCTCAACTTCATTCTGGCAAAGGAGACTTTGTTGATCCTAATTTAACAAATATTTTTACTGCTAACTACAATGAAGTTTTATTATATAAAAATTTTGAAGAAATGTTTGATGTGTACAGAAAATATGGATTTACAATAAACATTCTTACAAATGGCACCCCACTTACTAAGAAAAAAGTTGATATTATTAAAAAAAATATTGATGTAGTCGGAGGAATACTTTTAAATATACCATCTGGAGATAAAACTAGATGGTCTAAATATGTAAATTTAAATGAAAAAATGTTTGATAAGATGGTTGACAGTGTTTTGTATGCTGCAGAAGAGCTAAAAGAATTAGTATTAGAAGATAGATTCTATTTAATGGTTAATGGATTAAACAGCAATTCATTAGTTGAAAATGGTGGGTGGCTTGATATACTTCCTGGTGCTCCAGATTTAAATTTAGATGTAGAGAGTGGAGATTTAGCACAAGAGGTCATTCTGCTTAAATCTTTATTCCCGTCAATTCAGGTTTTCCCAGCTCATCATTTATACGACAGAGCAGGCCACCTTGCTGATTCAGGAATAATTGATCAGACTTCAGCTATTAATAAATATTTGGCGGGAGAAGGCAAGAAGGTAATAGGATGTAATGGTGGATTAGGCGTAAGAAGCAGAACCAATGAATGGATTCATATTAATCCAAATGGGGATTTTTTTATATGCTGTGCCGATTTTGATTTTAAGACAGTTTATGGGAATTCTAACAAATCTACAATTAAAGATATATGGCTAAGCAAAGAGAGAACGGACATGATAGAAGACTCATATTCTGGCATGTGCACCAGGTGCTCAGCTGCTATATGGAGTAATTGAATGTGTTGGATATGTGGCTGTGCTAGTCATGTAGGGCCAGGTAATGAAAAAGAGGATAAAGATGAAGAACGAGACTAGTGTAATACATTTAGGTAGACCAGAAGCTGGTCCAGATGTAGGAATGAATAGCTCGGTATCATTGAACTCAACGCTACACGCTGGAGGCGATGTTGGGTATTCAAGATACGGCAATCAATCATGCTTAGACTTAGAGAATGTAATAGCTTCATTAGAACATGGTAAAACATTAGCGTTTTCATCTGGAATGTCTGCATTTAATGCAATAGCTTCAAACATACCACACGGATCAATAATTGTGGCATCAGATCAAGGCTATGCTGGAATTACAGAAACACTTAGAAGAATGCATCATGATGGAAAGATAATTCTTAGGTTTGTAGACATAGCCAATACAGAAGAAGTATTAGATAACATGGAAGATGCCTTTATGGTTTGGATTGAGACCCCAACTAATCCCTTATTAAAGGTAGCTGATTTAGAAAAAATAATTAAATATGCTAAAAGTTTAGGAGTTTTAGTTGGAGTAGATAACACATTTGCTACGCCACTAAGACAAGTGCCATTAGACATGGGAGCTGACATATCTTTAAACTCAGTAACTAAATATATGGCTGGTCACTCAGATGTGCTAGCTGGATCTATATCGACTAATAACAATGTAATATTCGATAATATAGAGTTCACAAGAAAACTATCTGGAACAATAATTCAGCCATTTGAGGCTTATTTGGCTTTACGAGGAATGAGAACGTTTAGCTTAAGATTTGAAAAGGCTGAAACCAATGCTAAAATTCTGGCTCAGCTTCTATCTAAAAATGAGAATGTCAAGGAGGTTTTCTATCCAGGGTTTAGCGGAGTCATATCTTTTGATATTCATGGAACTGCTGAAGATGCAGACCTAGTTTGTAATTCTGCTATGTTGATATCGAATACCACAAGCCTTGGAGCTGTAGAGTCAACATGGGAAAGAAGAAGAAGGTGGCAACTAGAGAGCCACACCGTTCCAGAAAGCCTTATAAGGCTATCTGTGGGATGTGAAAACATTGATGATCTATGGGCTGATATTAAAAGCGCCTTAGAATATAGAAAAATGATATAATAGATGGATAAGCGGAATACTAGTCCCGCCTAAATAAATAACCTATAGGAGTAATACTATGTCAGACGGAAAAGATTTAAAAGGATTTAACGAAACAGGCGAGCAGTCAGGATCAAACGATCTAAACCTACACCTGTCAGATGCACCTGCTGCAGCATTCCCATCAACGGATATGTCAAACCAGGCACAAGCACAAGGCCCAAAGTAATATGTGCGTTGAGTGTGGATGCCAAAGTGTTGGCAGTGAGACTGGCATAGTTCCAGTTTCAATCATAGACAAAACATCTCAGGGAAACTCTGGAGTTACTCTAAGCATGACCTCAACTCCAGAACAAAGAGAAAGGTTTATCAACGAATAATGTGTAAAGATTGCGGATGCGGAAAAGATGAGCAAATTCAAAATGAATCATCTTCATCGCCAGCCAGTAATAATGTTGTAACTATATCACAAATAAAGGGTGCATAGTGTCAGAAAACGTTGTAAACTCTAACGATACGCCTAAAAAAAATCCTTCTCAGGGTAAATTTAAATCAGGTGTCCATGAAAAAAGACCACCAATGAAGATTGATGTTAACAAGCACGGCATTAGAAGAGAAACACCAGCTGTTCCTCAAGCACCTAGAAAAACTGGAAGAAAAAAAGTATAGTGCCTCCAAAAAAATTTGGTAGGCAAGTGCCCTTTAACGATACAATTATTCGAGAAGGAAAAATTGTAAGATTAAGAAAAGATGGCAGGATAAAAGCTATTATTGGAGACTATACTCCAAAACATCCTAGGAAGACTAACGTTTAATAAAACATTAACGTTACATAAAGGTTGGGTATTTTAAATTGATAATCAATGGCAATGAGGTTGAAGTATTAAAGCTTCACGATAAAGTTTGGGTTTTTAAGAATGTTTTAAAAAACTCAAAAGAAATGCTAAATTACTATTTAACTAACCATGAAGATAGATCCATACCTTGGTATGAGTTCGGATTTCATATCCTAATTCCAACATCTGGTAAATGCTTTGAGTCATTTCCTAACAAGGATGAGTGGCAATCATTTACAGATGAAAATTTTTCTGATAAAGAGGATAAAGTTTCAAACAATCAATATGTTAAAGATTTATTTAAGGTTTTTCACGAATCTTCAGAGCACTACTTTGGATCTGTAAAGGTAAATTATGATAACTGGTGTTGGGATTCAGTCGATATAGCTTACTATAAAGATGGAATGGGAGTTAATGAAGCTCAAGGTATGAACTACCATACTGATTTCCAAGAAGAAAGAAGAGAAGATCCTGGACTAAAGTTTGGAACTACATGCTTGTTCTACCTCAATGATGATTATGATGAAGGCGGAATAAATTTAATTGAATTAAGTGATGATAAAGAAACACTAATAAATCATATTTTTTATAAACCAGGAGCTGGGGATCTAATCATTTTCCCATCTGGACATCCTTTTTACCACAGCCCAATGATAGCTAAAAATGGATCTAAGGCGCTTATTAGAGCTTACTGGAGATATCAGTATCCAGGCTCTGAAGCATGGCATGCTGAAAAAAATCAAAATACAGAAGAAGACTGGAAAGAAATTTTGCGTGAAAGACACAAGGAAGGCTCTTTAAATCAAGGAAGGAGCCTTAACAAGTGGAACGAAATGATAATAAACAAGTCGAACTAAAGCAACTATACTTTTTGCACATACCAAAAACTGCTGGCAAGTATGTTTCTGAGAATATTAAAAGATCATTAGACGCTAATGATATATCTTATTATATAAGCACCCATCATCCAAATAACAACAACTTTGCCAAAAAGGTTTACACTGCTATGCATGCTGGGAGATATCCTATTGATGTTGTTCCAGATATTGATGTTGCTACAATAATAAGAAACCCAGTTGAGGCCAGGGTTAGCTATTTTAACTTTCTACACAACCGTGCTCTTTTTAGCAGAAAAGAATATTTAGAAAGAGAATCTCCCTTAGATAAACTAAGATACTATTTGTTTGAAGACCCTAATTTTGAGTTACATAATAATTATCAGTCTAGGTTTATATGCAACTCAGCAGATTCTAGAGCCTTTAGCCCATTAGATTTTTATACAAATCATTATGAAGAGTTAATGAGCCCATTTTTAAAAAGGGGAGAGGCGTTTAGTTGGTTTATAGACAATACAAATACCTCAAAGGAAAATGCATTAGAGGCAATAAAAGATTTTAAGATAGTAAATTCTTTAGACAGAATAGACTTGTTTGAAACAAATATTAACAATTGGTTTAATACTAATTACAACGTAGACATAGAGTTTAAGAAAGATAAAATTGTTAATGCTGGAGTTTTTAACTATGGGAATGAAGAAGGTGTCACAACAGACTACCTAATTTCCCTTTTATCACAATCAGAGATAGATTTAATATTAAAAAATAACGATATTGATTATTTTATATACAACTATGTAAAGGATAATGAAACAATTGAGCTACTTTAAAGATAAGGAGTCTCTATCAGTAAAGCCAGATGATTTTAATTTTAAATTCTATAAAAAATATGATGTGTCTGATATTTTAAATAGTGTAAAGAAAATTAATGATGAATGGAATATCTATGACTTTAGACAAAATCGTAAGTACTCAGAAAGAAGAAATCCTCATCTATACACAAACACATTTGTAATCCAATACCACAGCTTTGATTGGAATTTCGGAGATAAAATTATCTCAGAAGTTAAAGATCCTGCCATGCTAGATGTTGTTTCAAAAATTGTAAATGATTTAGAATTAATGTGTAATGGAGTGTCTGGCAGGGTTTTGCTAATCAGGCTTTTGGCAAACAGAGATGTATCTGAGCATACCGACAAAGGCGAATATCTGTCTGCAGTCAGAAGATTTCACATACCAATAATAACCAACGAACTTGTATCTTATACAGTTAATGGAGAAACTATTAATATGAAGGAGGGGGAATGCTGGGAGATAAACAATCAAAAACCACATTCCGTTTTAAATGATAGTGATATTGATAGAGTTCATTTATTAATAGACATATTCCCTGAAATAAATAAAGGATCTATTGACACGATTGGCACAGATACTGTATAATATAGATATGAATAACTTTATTATATTTGCTGCAGCTATATTTGCAGTGTGTGCTTACATGGGAATAAAACTTTATAGAGAAATTTCTGTAATTTTAGATGCAAAAAGAATACAAGAGCAGTTTAAAAAGGATAGCTTTTGGGAAACACAAGAATCTTTTGAGGAGTAATAACAAATGATTAAGCCTTTTGGTAATCTTCTGTTGGTAAAAGAAGATAAAGTTGAAGACAGAACTACATCATCTGGTATAGTTTTAATGGCCTCATTAAGTGAATCTAATCTTAGAACTGGCAAGATACTTGATCTTGGAAATGGTGAACACAACTATAAGGGTGAGCTTATACCAATTAATGGATTGGCCATTGGAGATAGTGTATACTATAATCAAAACAGTGGAACTGATATTGAAGATGAAGACGGAGAAAAGTATTTGCTTTTGAATACAAAAAGCGTACTAGCAATTAAGGGGTAAAATTGAGAAACATATTTAGCTTTAAGGTTTTAGCTAACTCAGTTTTACTTCAGGTTAAAACAAAGTCTCCAGAAAAGTGGCTACTTGTAGACAGAGAAACTGGACAGGTTTATCAGGGTAGCGAAAATGGACATTGGGATAGATTAGATCCAGTTATAAAATATACTGATGATTCTACTATATTGTAACTAATTTAGCGAAAAAAGTGCGGCGGAAAATAGAAGGCTATTGACAGTACCTGTCGTATATTATATAATGAACTATAATGATAAATAAAATGATATGTAAAATTAAAGGACACACTCTTGTAGCAGCAGGCACATGCCCATATACTGGATCAACATATCAGTATTGTGAAAGATGTGAAGCCATGATTCCAATTCAGCTGGCAGCATGAAAGAGCCTAAGATTATGAAGATGGACTGGCGTCCATTAGGATATTGGCCAGTTTATAAAGATGGAAAACTAACATGGGAAAAGGATCCAAAAGATGATTGAATGGTTAGCAAGACGCATATTTAGCTGGACAAGCCTAAGAGAATATATCTTTGAAGAAGTTCACCTATATGATCATCTAGATACAATTGTTAATGACCCAGAAGGAATGAAGATAGCATCCTCAAGCTGGATGGAAGGTGACATGTGGTATGGATGGAACTATGATAGTAACGCAAAGCGTTACTACTTTGATGACATAGGCAATAAATCCCTTATTGGTTTATGGGAAGATCAATGGTTAAGTAAGGCAGATAGCAATTAGAATTTCAGGTTCCTATAATGGTCGTAGAGCGGTTTCCGAAACCGACAATGAAGGTCCGATTCCTTCACCTGGAGCTTAATGCCTAAACATTGGGAGGACAAATCCCAGTGGATCACCCACTGCCCAATATGTTTTTGTGCAACTACTCATCAATTATTAGATTTTCATATGCAATACCATGATAATCAGACAAAAAATGGTACAATAGATAAATGAAAATATTTTGCGTAAGCTTGGGCAGAAATGGAACTCAATCTCTCACTGAGTTTATAAGATATCAAGGATATACAGCAACCCACTTTTATCGATTTGATAAGATGGATTTGGGATCATTTACAGAAGATGCTGATGGAATAGTAGAACACTTTAATAGTCTTCCTGAAACAGATGCCTATATAGATATACCAACATGTTTAGTTTTTGATAAAATGTATGACAAATTCCCAGATGCAAAGTTTATTAACATAACAAGGCCTTCTGAACAATGGATAGCATCAATGAAAAGAATGAATAAGATGATGGGGCACGAGCATGAACCATATATTTTTGAAGAAGCTTACTGTAATTTTTATTTAAAAACTGAGAAAAGAAAGATTCAAGATCTTTCCGAGGAAGAGTTACTGGTTATAAGAAGTAATCATTTAGATAAGATAAATCAATTCTTTAAAGATAAAAAAAACTACTTAGAAGTTGAGTTGTCAGACCCAGAAATTGGAAGTAAGGTAAGATTGTTTATAAATGGAGACAAGGATATTCCTTTTCCAAATTATGATGGATTTAGAGATGCTAATTGAGAATAAAAAAACTAAAAGTACTACTTGGTCCCTATAGAGCGCAATTTGATAGGTCGCCAAGACACATAAAGCTTATTTCCATACTGTGTGTTATTTGGCTAGCTTCACCGATTGATCCGTTTGATATACTTTTTCCCTGGGCAGCATTTACGGATGATATATTTATTGCAGGCGCACTACTTAAAATGCTTTACAAGCACGGTGGGTTGCCAGAAGATAAAGTGATCACTCCTATAGAATTATTAAAGAAATTGTTTGGAAAGGATCCAGAACACAGGCGCACATCTATGACCTATGAAGAGCTAGCATTCTCAGCTAAGATATTCTTGGAGCAGGTATCAAAAGGTGATGATTTAAAGGTTAAATTAACATGAAGACGTATTGGTTTGAAAGAGATGATCAGACAAACGAATCCCTTGAACGCAGAGTCAATGAATTAAAAAAGGCTGGGATTGATGGAGTAATGTACCCATTTGGAAATACAATGGGAGATTACTTTACCAGAATATCTAGAATAATTGACCCCAAAAGCAAGTTTAAGTTCATTATTGCTATAAGACCTTACACTATATCAGCTCAATATTTATCAATGATATGCTCATCTATATCTAAAATATCCAAAGATGTTCTGTGCATAAACTTTTTAACGGGGTATATAAATAAACATGAAGAAGCATACGGAGGAATACTTACAAAGCCTAACGATAGCTCTTCGAGTATAGATAGATCTAACTACATGTTAGAGTACGCAAAAGATTTTAAAAAAGTAAGTAAGAATGAATTTGTTGTGTCAACAACAAATAATACGGTTTTTAGTAGCTGCGCTCAGAATGGCTTTGGAATGATAATACCTTATGTTTGGTATAAGGCAAACCGATTTGATACTGAAGACCAAAAGGTTATTATATCAATAGCACCAATCATTACTGAAGATCAGACTCATCATAGATATGAATGCGACAATAACAATGAATGTAGGCATCCAGCAGATGGTGCATGTATGGATTTAGACTTTTTTACAAAAGATGAGTTCTTTGAGTTCTTGGACAATGCAGAAAAACGAGGAATCTATGGAATGTTATTTCAGGAAGCTGATTTTGTAGGTCAAGAATATGATAATATACTACCTGCTATTTCTGAATATAAAAGCAGAAAAAGTGAAGTCGAAAAGTAGAGACCAGATTGTCCTTTTAACTTAATAATGAATATGGTATAATTTCTGTATGAGTGAAAAAACAGGATATAAGCCAACTTCAGGTATGCAGTCAGCTGCACGTCGTGCTATTAAACTAAAAGAGCAGGGCAAAGCAAAGGGTGCAGGAACTTCTGTGGGGTGGACTAGAGCTGGACAGCTAGCAAGGGGCGAAACACTTAGTTTATCTACAGTTAAGCGCATGTACTCTTATTTCTCTCGTCACGAAGTTGACAAGCAAGGCAAGGATTGGGATAACGCTGAGAGCCCATCAAACGGTAAAATTATGTGGTTAGCTTGGGGCGGAGATGCAGGATTTTCTTGGTCTCGTAAAATAGTAAATGGGGAGAAAACAATGAAAAAGAATTTAGAATTAAACGAAATAGTAGAAGAGATCAAAGATATCCTTGAAGATGTAGTCAATCCATTTACTAAGGTAATTGAGATGGAAGATGATGAAGATTATGAGGATGAAGAGGATTGCGATTGCGATAAGTGCGAAGAAGAAGATCTTGATTGCGAAGAGTGCCCAGAGTGTTTAACTAAGTCTTATGAGTCAGACAACGAAGAAGAAGATAACTGGAATAATTTAGAGAAGGCTTGCTGGAGCGGATACAAGCAGGTTGGTATGAAAGATAAGGGCGGAAGAAAAGTACCTAACTGTGTACCAGTAAAGAAGTCTCTATTCGGCACAGAAGGACCCCAGAGCCTCATACCAAGGAACAAGTAATATGGGGATACTAGATAACCTTGAAGCCTATCTAGAGGCGGAAGAGCCAGAGAAATGTCACTACTGCTCTAAAGCAGCTAAGTATAATGATTTAGCAGAAGTAGATACATGTAGATATGATGTAGTAGGCGTATGCGAATGCCATTCATTTAAAGGATTAAGTTCATAATACCTTCATCTAGAGATAAAATAATTATTGAAATAGCACAAAAGGTACAACAACGACATGATGATGGATCCTCCTTTGAGAAGGAATGGACTAATCATCATGGATTAGATAGATGTGATTGTGATGAATTAGTACAGTTTATTAAGGATCTAATTTAATATATATTGACCGAAAGTGAAGTCGAAAAGTAGAGACCCCCTTGTCAGTACCTGACATAAATGCTATAATAAATATATGTTACAGAGCTTAGAAATACCTGATCCATTTGCTACATTTGTGGCACACAAGTATGCCAATTTTAAGGGAGCTAAATACGACTTCTTTAGCGGTGAATGGGATATGAAATGTGGATGCTGCTCAGAGCCATTAAACGCTCCAACTAAGAAGATATTGACTAAGATCAGGTTATATCATACTCGTAACGAATGTCTTGGGGGATACTAATGAATGATCTATTCTGGTATAGCCGTAAATTAAGAGAAGCAGTGTCAACTACTGGCATGGAAAATGGCTGGAATAATGAGAAATGCAAAGAAGTCTTTGATCAGCTCATGGACAAATATCTAGTATCTAAGGATCTAAAATGAGCGATGGCATATGCACTAAGTATGGGCATGACTTTCAACTAGACCTTGATGGTCAGGTTACATGCTCTAATTGTGGTGCTATGGATGATGATATGCTACCTAGACGAACATACAGCGATATTGATCCTGACAGATCAATGCGTCTTAAATTAGTTATAGAAGAGATGCTTAAGGATATTGATATGAGCGGTGAAGAGTGGAATGATCGTGATAAAAACGGGATCCCATATTGGGAAAAAGAGGGCGGGGAGCCAAAATGATGTGGTCATGGGTATTAGCTATTATAGGTGTAACAGGTATCTACTTTGTAGGTAAGAAGACTATATGGGGATGGTTTGTTCTATTATTCAATGAATGTCTTTGGATAGCATATGCCCTAATAACAAAGCAATATGGATTTATAGCCTCAGCAATAGCATATGCAGCAGTTTATATTAGATCTTATATACACTGGTCAAAAGAGCCAGTAAATGAATTACTAGGCGGGGAGGCCAAGAAATGATAACAATACTAGCTATACTAATCACATGGTATGCAACTAA